GCAATTGGACCTGAATGGAATCCAAGTTTAACTAAAGATTTTTCAGGGTATACAAATAGCCAGTCAATAACAATTGATTTGAGTGTCCAAGGTCAAAAATCCGAATCAATAGATTGTTTGATTGATATAAAAATTGCGTTAGACTATAAAAGAGAATGGTGTTATTCTACGCCTGCAGATTCACTAAATAGTGTTAGGTGGAACGATGAAAGTAAATGTCATCAATGTAGTGATGCGATTTTTATTTTATACGCTAATGGAATTGCCTTAAATCCTCCAATAAATTTAGATAATGGAAATGACGGGGGTTCAAGAGGTGGTGTTGCCACAATAACAAAAGAGCAAGCGTTAACTATTTTAAATGGTAAAAATGAAATAATTTTATCTATAGGGTGTTTTTATGACGATTGCCATGCAGACCCCGCACATTTGACAATAACTAATAATAAAGGACAAGAATTGTTTCAAGGATTTACTTCTCATGGTAATAAAAGACTTGGAAAAACACCTGAGTTTTTAATGACCTTAAATAAATGTGGTGAAGTTATTGATAAGAGAAATGTAATTGCTTGGACCCAACCGACTGCTACAGGAAAAAAAGTAGTAAATAGACAAGCTTTATGGAGATATGACAGAAAAAATCCAATAGCATCTTATGCTAAAGTTTATCGTGCGGTTAATAATAAGGGTATAATTACTGGCCCACAATTCGGAGAATATAATGGGCAAAAATGGAAAGAATTTGCCAACTATTTTAATCTAACAAAAGAAGAAATTGTACAAATTAAACAATATATTCAGCAAAATCCTCAATAATTATTGTAAGTTTTAATTAAAGAATCTTTAACTGTTTCAGTTATTTTTAATGTTTTAATAATAGATTTATCAACGTCATTCATATGTTCCATAACATATTTGAATCTTCTTTCTTTCATTCTATTATATGTTTTTTTTGAAATTTGTCTTCCATTTTCAGAATAAAATTTTTGAGTGGCACAAGATGAAAGTATTACAATTAAAAATATTAATTTTCTCATAGATACAAAGATATGTGATTTTTTGTTTTCATCAAAAAAAAATTTACTATATTTATTATTAGATTTTAAGTTATCAGTCCCCAGCCATAACAAGCTGTTGAGTATTCACGGACACAAAGGTATTGGTAACGTAGTCATTAAACTATTGTAAAATTTAACAACATGAATTACGCAACACAAGTGGGCAAACCGACTGCGCACATCACAAAGAAAAAGTCACGTCTAAAGGTCTATAATGGCCATCTCGTCTTTTTAAATAATAAAGACAACTTTGAATTTGAACTTCATAATCCAAAACAAAAATCAGTCCTTGTAAAGGTCAAATTAAATGGTGAATACATTTCCACAAGTGGTATTGTATTAAAACCAGGTCAGAGGGTCTTTTTAGAACGTTTCCTTGACTCTAACAACAAGTTTGAGTTCAGTACCTATGAAGTTAAAGATACGTCAGAAAACAGGTCTGCAATCGATTTAAACGGAGATGTTAGAATTGAGTTCTATGATGAACAAACATCAAGGAATAATTTTGCATTATCGTCAGGAACTATCTATGGAAATGGTATAGTCTATGGAAGTAATACTGGTGGTTATGTTCCACATTTTGGTACTACAATTAGTACTACAGGAGGAGTTACTTATGGAACAACAACATTATCGACAGTTAATACATCAAATTCAACTTTTACAAGTTCTGTTAATTCAGATACTTTTAGAAGTAAATTTGACACATCAAAAACGTTGTTGAATGGCAAACTTCGAAGTAAGAAAAGTAAGTCAATTGAAACGGGTATAGTCGAAAAAGGAAATGAATCAAATCAGTCATTTACCAATTCATATCAAGAATTTAATTATTATACATCGCATGAAGTTAATTTTAAGATTCAACCATCAAGCACAAAAAACAAAACCGCAGAAGACATTAGACAATATTGTACTGAGTGTGGAACCAAGACAAAAACAAACTTTAAGTTCTGTCCGTCTTGTGGAAATAAGTTATAAATGAAAAAGGGTCCCGTGAGACCCTTTTTTTGTTTGTTAAACTATTTATAGAAACACATGGGATTAAATAAGAAACATATTAAAGAAGCTACAGGTTCGGGAAGCTCGGGTCATTACAAAGTCCCTATTGTCCTTGCACCACAAGATTGGACTAAGGACCAACTTGGCCCGTTTAATATTCCTGTTTACAAATACGATAATGCAGAATTGGCTTATGAAGAGGCTGATGGTGATTTTAAAGAAACTCCTAAAATGAGAAAAAAGATTGAAAATAGAACAGATAAATTGTCTCGTATTGATGCATATCTTAAGAGTTTCTATACAGGTCAGAACGATGAAGAAGGGTCAGCAATAAACCCAACAATGAGTGGAGACCCATTAAAAGAGTCTTTTTTAAATGAGGACTTAGCCGTTTGGTTTGGAAAAAAGAAAGCTCCAAAAGGTAGTTCACAACCAAAAGGACCATGGGTTAATATTTGTCGTAAAAAAGAAGGTGGAGGACATCCACCATGTGGTAGACCTGAGGCAAGTGATAAAGGTTATCCTAAATGTCGTGCCGCGGGTGTTGCCAGTAAAATGACCGATTCACAAAAAAGGTCAGCATGTCAACAAAAAAGAACGGCAGAAAAAACTCACTCTAAATCGGGTACAGGAAACAAACCTAAGATGACACATTACAAACCAAAAAATGAGTCAATAACTGAAACAATAAAAAGAGTTCTAAGGGAACATCTTAGTTAAGACCATTCAAAATACATTGTAATGAATGTTTAATATTACGTCTTATTTCTTCTTGAATATTTTGTCTTTCTTCTTCTAAGAGTGTGTCAAATCTCTTAACTACTTTTGTATATGAAGAAGATTCTTGTACATATACGGTGTAAGAATAAACGTGATTAGTAATGTTGATTGTGTGATTGTTAATCACCACGAACATTTGTTTATCTTCATTTACTATAAATCTAGTTGAAGATACAGGAGCGAATGTTAATTTAGATGATGAATTCTCTAATAGTTTTAAGCAAATTTGTACGCAATATTTTTCTTCATCCGTAATTTTTGGACTTTGGTCGAATTTATCTTTCAGTTTAAGATAAAATCTGAATAATAATCTTGTGAAGTACCCCACAGTTCTTTTGTCTTCTTTTTCCATATTAATATTTGAATAACAAATTTAAGAAACTTTTTCAAGTTTCCAAGTCATTTTCATTTTTATCTATGTTTACAGAATGAAAAGTTAACAATATGCACCTGAACAATGTCTTTTACCGTCTAATCCTTTTATTTTACCTTTACATACTTGAACGGCATACCCGTTTGCGTAAGCGCTTGGATATACTTTAAATTTTGATTTTGCGGCTGATTTGCCTCTTGAACAAAGTGGAGTTCCTGTTTTTTTTCTACCTTCATTAATGTCTTCATAATCCACATATTCAGATTCTTCTGACATTTTATTTTTAAAAAAATCAAATACTTGGTCAATATTGGTCTTGGCTTCAGATATATGGTCATCCGCCCAATCATGACCATTTTGAATTATGTCGTCAATCTTATTTGGGTCCATATCCATCATCATCTCACATTGTCTTTTTATTTGTTCTAAGTTACTAAAGAACATATAATTAGCCAATTCTTGTTCTTGTTCTTTAAGAACTTTCATTACAAGATGGTTCAAATCTTTTTCTGTTAATTTCACTATTTTACTCATGATTGTTTTGTATTTACAATATTAAAGGTTAATTGTTTCTTATAAGTATCTTTTTCTCCTGAAGTATTCACTTGAATGTCTACATAATATTGATTAGGTATTTTATCTCTCATATCAAATATAAAATAAAATTCGTTTGGAGTTCTATTGATAGGAGTCCAATCTTGGACTTGAACTTCCGTAGTACCTTCTTTTACGTATACTCTATAAAATGAAGAAACGTTATCTAATAATTGTTGGCCAGTGTAAGCCTTTTTAATTGTCACACCAACTTTTCTGATATCAGTATTTAATATTTGTTCATTTTGTAATATACCGTAAAAACTAAATCCAAATTTAGATGGTTCTTTAGACAAAGGTCCAATTTGGATTCCCGCATTATATTGTTGTAATGTAAATTGATTTGTTACGTTTGGAATACCTTGACCATTAATTGTTAAACCTGACCATACATCGTAAAATTGACAAGGTGTTGGATATGATGTAAATCCATTAGGAACTACAACTTCATAAACACCTTTAGTTCTTAAACAAGTAGATAAAGATGCCATTCCTGTCACCGCGTCACCATTTCGGTCTTCAATTCTAACAAACGGGTCTGCATCTAAATTAACTAAATCACCATTCTGATAAATGTATAAAAACAATTTGTTCTCTTGGCTCTTCAAAAATAAATTCCTGTCATCTTGAATTAAGTCATCATAATTAGTTAAAAGGTATGGTTGATAAAAAGTTTGAGTATGTCTTGAAAAGAATGCAACACTGTAACTATCGGTTAATCCAGTGATGTTTTCAATTTGAGGAAGATAAGCAACTCCCCAACCCGTGACACCTGTGATAGAACCGTTTAAGATACCATTTATCTCATTAGTCATATTCATGTTAAGGTCTTCATTACCTAACTCAAAATGTTGTCTTGCAACGATTGTAAGACCTGAATAGTTAACTGTACCATTATTAGTGTTACTGTAGACTCCTGGTTGAGACCAATCATCAATTGTTGTTGTTTGGTACCAATTAGATGGTCTTGTTGAGAATGCTCTACTATCGACGTAAGTTAATGGAGAAATTCCACCTTGTGAGCTTCCTTGAGCAATATTAAAATCTGTATAATCGTATCCAACACCTTCATCCCAATATTGTGGATTTCCTGTATTACCTGATACGTTGGGGATTCTGAATAAAATTAAATCAAATGATGTTGCTCTTCTTCTTTCGTTTGACATGAACGTATTAAGTAGTTCGTTATCAAATGATGAAGTGTTTGTCATCTTTAATGTGTGAGTCATTGCTGATGTACATCCTGTTGATATAACACCTGTTGCAATATTTTCTTCTAACAAAGATAAATCTAAGTTGAATAGTAATCTTGAGTATCCGTAATTAGGAACTATGTAATCCGAAGCACCAAAATTTAGTTCAATAACAGGATTTCTTCCTGTATTAACATATGAGTTTGATACGATGGTATTATTTTTATCTATGTAAGACCTTAGAATTGACATTTATCTTTTTACTATAAATATCAATTAAGTCGAATATTACTACTAAGTATTTTTTCAACTGAATTATTTAACTCTGTAAGTATCTTTGCGGTGCTTGAACCGTCTTGTGTTACGGGTATTGGAGGTAGTCCAGGAAATGCGTGAGTATGTGTAATTAGGAATCTAACAATCATATCTATTAATTCTAATAACTCTTCTCCTCTAACCATACTTGAAGTATTTGGCATAATATCATCCGCAAATTTTTCAGGACTAATACCATATAAAGTATCGTCAAAATTAATTTTTGATTTACCAGGAATTTGAGAATTATGAGATAATAAAAATAATTTATCACTACCTAATGCGCCATATGTTGATTCTGAAGTAACATAGTTAGACTGAGGAACTACTTTTTTAATAGGAGTTTTAGGGATACCTACTTTACCTTTAGCATATATTAATCCGTATCCACCTTTAATCGCTGGTGTTAATTTAATTGCCCTGTATATATCAGTAATATTTTTAACTTCAATATTACCAGCACCTGCCCCTGAATTAGTTGACGGATTAAGTTTTGAATACATCAATGAATTAGGTCTATAAAAAATTGGAAATTTAGTACTTGCGTTATTATCGGAAAATAATTTAACTCCACTTGCGGTCACATTAGTTGTGTTACAAGTTTTAATAAAATCATTTATAAATTTAATTACTTCTGTTTTTGGCAATAACGTAAACGACTCACTTGCAACTAATTTTTTAAGATTTTCAGAAACTTCACTTGTTAATGTTAAGTTTTTTGAATTGGTTGAAGAATCTGGTTTAAGTTGATAAAGGTATACCGCTCCTGAGAATTTGTCTTGGGTATTTTCAGGATTTGTTACAACCCATTCGATTAAGTATTTAGTTAAAAGTACTTCTTCTTTAAGTTCATAATATACCTTAGGTTCTAAACTTTGTTTGGTTTGTTGAAATTTACTAAGTTGTAAGAATCCTCTTTGTTGATTTGCAACAGGGATTACATTTGGCTTTAAGTATTGTCCTTTAAATTTACCAGCTCGAATTAATATTTCATCTTCTTTGACAATCATATCCGCACTACCTCTACCCATAATCGCATTATCACCAGGTTGAGGAAAAACACCTTTATGGACTGATTGGTCTGTATATGACCCATCTTGGTTCTTTAAAGGTTTTGGATTTTTAATTTGCATACCTGTACCCGTAAACTTATTACCTCCATAATAATATTCTTTAAAAGTTGTTGTTGGACTTGAAAATGTATTTTGGACATAATATTGGTTTTGGTATTTGAAATCCTTATTCATGTAAATAACTTGAATAAGTTCATCAACCTTAGGTGTTGAATAAATAAAATAAGGTAATAATGGATTAAAAATAAGAGGGTCTCTTGAAGTCCAAATATCTTTCTCTTCATTCCATGGCGGGTCAGAAATACTTTTTAATATATCTTCGTAGTTATCAATTAATCTAACTCCTCGGATTCTACCCAGCATCATTGGGTCTTCTATATTTAAAACTCTACACTGAAAAAATATTGAATTATCTTCCATTATTTCTGTCTTGATATACGTTTAGGGTATTATTATACAACTCTTCAATTTTATCTAAATAAATTGTTGAGGTGATAATTGATTGTTTTGTTAATTCGAAATCAGAAGATAATAAATCCATAAACTCAACTAATTTAGTGTTAGGTAAGTCTTTTAAATTTTTTTGTTCTTCTAATATATTTTGAAATTCTTCGTTTTTCATTTTATATTAATTTACCTGTTACTGGACCTGATATACCAATCCCTTCAATTTTACCTTCTTCAGTAATATTAGATACAATTCCTTTATTTGATGCTAAATTAAATTGTAACATAAGATTGGGTGAGCCATCAGGAAGAGCACCTGTTGGAACTCCCAAACCTTGAAGGGTTTGAATTGTGTTTATGGTCATTTGCTCTGCTGAAATACCTGGTAAAGCACCTGATAGTGCTAACAATGGTAATGGTATTGTTTGTCCACCTAAAGATTGACCAATTAAATTAAGCAATAATAAAATATTATCTAATAAATTTTTACATTTTCTATAATCACCTATTAATTGTGCAACTATTAATGCAATTTGAATCAACCTTAAAATCATTGCATATTTTTTGGTTAAGTGAGATTTAGAAAGGTCCGAGATAATACTACTTACTAAATTAACAATATCTTTTTTTAATATTTCAAATAAAACTCTAAGAAATTCGGCGTTAACTTTAGAAATAACTTGTATTGAAAATGTTTTATATACCTTTAAAAAATCTGCTCCGTTAGTAACTATATTACTTCCTGCTTGTCCAATATTTGCCCCTGCATTTCCAGCATTAGTGATTGTTGTATTTACACTATTTGTTGCGGTATTAGCACTTGTAACTGCTTGATTGTAAGTATATGTTGCACCTGATTGAACTACTGATAATAAGGTGTAAAGTGGTAATAAAACTTTTGGACTTAACACACTTGCCGCCACCGCCAAAGGTATTTTTTTAATGACATTTGTGTTGATTGAAACACTAGCATTAAAATTGGTTGGTATTGTGGCTCTCCAATCTGGATTTTGTGATATTGAATCAACAATAGTTTCTAAAGTTGCAACTTGTTGTTCTACTGTTTGACCTGTTAGAGTATCTCTAAAATCGATTAATTGACTTATAAGAACTTCAGTATCTACAGGAACTTTAACATTGTCGCAATCTATAAATTCCATAACACCGTTTTGGATGTTATTAATCTTAACTTCGATATTTCTTAAATCTATTTCAGTTAATTCATAAAAACTATCATCAACACCGTCAAGTTCCGCAACTTTGGAGACACCACTTACATCAATTTCTCTTCTTGAATCAAAACATAATCCTAAAATTCTTTGTATTAATAAGTCAAATTTTGATTGTTCATCAAGTTGTCCATAACCAACTTGCATATTCATACTTACTGCCCCCGAAATGATGTTAACTATTTGAGCTCCAATATCTACCGTATCAACTAACTTAATTGTACTATAATAATCTGAAATAAATTCGCCAACATTATTACTAATATTACCTGAACCATCTTCTCTATTTATTAATGCAATACGATAATAGTCTCCAGTAACCCCAAAACTATTTACGTTTGAATATTGAACATCAAATAAATCTTGGCCCGATTTACCTAAATAATTTTTACCATTAATTTGATTAAACGACCTACCAGTGTTGTTAGATTCCATTAACTGATAAAGTTGTTTGTTCATTGGAAATGGAACATCTCCACCATAAGGTCTAAATTTTTGGTCTCCAGAAGGTGATTGAGCCTCATAGAAAATTTTACCAAAATTTGTTTCAGGTGATTGTTTTAAATTAGAAAATAAATCAATAGAACTAACTGGTATGTAAATCCCTTCTTGTTGAGGTAGTAATGGTAAAGGTTGTGATTCAAGAACTGAAGGTGAAATACCATTATACGTTTGTTCAATTGAACAACCTAAGGCTTTAATTGTTTCCTCTTTAATGATGACTGATAACTTTGGTTCAATTAACGCAGCGGCTTCTAACATTTTTTTTCTAATATATGTTGAAGTTCCTGAACCAGTTCCTTGAGTTTGACCTAAGAACCCTAACAATTGGTCCATTGAATTAGGTGGTTCTCTAAAAAATCTTTTTTGTAGATTTTTAATTTTGTCTAACTGAGATGTAATTTGTGATGATGCTTTAGTCGATGAATCACCCGCATTTTTTAAACTTTTGGCAGCGCCAGAAACATCGATATAAGTTTTAAATGATTTTATCTTACCTTGTATCGAATCTTGTGCTGAAGTTATATCTATTGCTTGCATCTCTTATTTCATTTTATACGTTTCTTCATCGTTAGAAACATCTTTTTCTATAAGATTTTGTATTAAATCGTCATCTAAATCTGCAAGAGAAAATGATTCTGTATTGTTGTTAGATTTTTCCCAAATACCAGATTGTAATTTTGATAAACTAATTTTCTTTTCAACACAATCGTTGACTATTTTTTGTTGTTTTTCAATTACAGGTCCAATAGTTGTCATGTCAGCAGGGTCTTTTAACATTGCTAACATCTTATTTTGTATTCTGATTGCAGTTTGTCTTTGTTCTACAAGTTCATTGTAAATCTCTTGCATTAAAGACAAGATTGAATCTTTCGTGAAATTAATTTCTTTTCTTTGTGGTCTTGGCATACCTATAAATACTTTTTTAATTAGTTTTTCATTTTAATCTGAATAACTGTATATAATTTTTTAAACCTTTTAATTGAACTTCTAATCTCTTTAGTACTTAAGTTAGTCATTTCTCTTAGTGAAAGTAAGATTACGTTTTTATTGAATTTGTTATTATCTGCACCTGAGAAGATGCTTTCATAGTTATCAAACAAATCAATTAGGGCATACCCCAATTTTTTTTCATTATCGTTTAAATTTTCATTATCGATAAATTCTTTTAATTCTTTCAAATATTCATTAATAATAATATCGGTCTCTACAATATCATCATCAATTCTATAACTCATATCCACTCTTTCTTCTAAACTTGAAGATATGTCTTCATATGATATTTTTCTATTCGTTTCTTTTTGGTCTTTAATTATTTGACCCATCAAGTAATTTTTACAAATTGTACCAAAATAAGAATAAGCTTTCTTATTTTTATCTGGTTTAAACTTGTCAACTTTCGTCATTAAAAACGAATGAGTATCTGTATGAATTTCGTTAAAATCCATATCTTTACGATATAATTTATATCGTCGTATGATAGATGAAATCATCTTATCAAGAGGGCCTCTTAAAAATTCATTATATATTTTATTTTTTTCGTATGAGTTTTCAGTTATTAAAAACTTTCTAACAGCATCTTCTTCCCTTACATCGAAATAATTTAAATTAACAGCTTTTCTTCCTCTCTTTTTAGATAAAACATCTTCTGTTGTTGCAGATAGAGTTTCTTGCATTATACATTTTCGGATTGATATTTTATGACTCTGTCGTCAGGGAAGAAGTATTCTTTTTTTGCAGTTTGAATCCAAAACTTAACTTCGTCTTCAATCATTTTGTCCTCACCATTTTTGTAATTCCAAAAAATTGAACCTTCTCTGAGGTTAACATGTTTGTAACCAAGTCTTGGTATTGTCATAATTTGAATTGAATTATATGTAAGTCTTAATAAGAACTCATATATAAATGTTAGTTTAATTGAAGATTTAAAACCTCCAAAATCTTCAACAATTTCTTTTTTAAATACGGAACCTGCCGTTTGAAAATTCTGATACTCTTGTAATGTTTCGTTTGTTAAGAATCCCATTTCTTGAGTAAAGTTTGCAGCAAAAGTTGCTTCATTTGTAAATCCTGCGAAAAGACCCTTTTCATCTGTTTCAACAACTACTGGTAAAAACATTTGAACTTCAGGATATGAAGTAATGTATTTATCAACATTTTTAAACCAAATAGATGAGTATTCGTCATCAAATTCAAAAAGAGAAACCCATGTTCCTTTTGCGTTTTTAATCCCGTAATTTACTTGGTCACAATAGTTTGCTTGTTTATCCCAAAGTAATTTATTGACTGTTAGATTTCCAAAATCGTAGTCATTAAGTAGTGTAACTAATTGTTCTTCACTAGTGTGTACAATAACAACTTCTTCAAATTCAATTTGTTGATTTTTAAGTGATGTGATTGCTTTCTCAAAGTATTCGTCAAAATTTTTGGCTTTTGATGATTTAATTGGTAGTATAACTGAAAGTGATAATTTATTGCTCATATTATTCTTCTGTTTTTGAAATTTGTTGTTCGAATGAATCCGCTCTTGAGTTTAAGTAACCTGTAAATAATGTTACAACGTTTAGCTCGAATTTTTGTTTATCTGAAATTAACTCTAAAGTTTTTTTCATTTCTTCTTGGATTTCAGGATTAATGTTATCCTCAAGCCAGTTTTGAATATAATCGGCAATTACATCTACAAGTAATGTCTTATCTGTAATCCAAATACCGTTTTGTTCTGTCATCCAATCTGGTGATATGTTAGGAACTTTTCCAATAACAGGAACACCTGATTTCATAGATTCTAACGGGAAAGTACCGAATGCACTATCGTCGTCAATCCACACACTTAAAAAACAATCACTTAATGAGTTTGCAAATTCTTTTTCAGACAACCCTCTTAAGTCTCTAAATGTAAACCATCTGTATTGAGGGAATTTTAAATAGAAAGTTTTAATAATGTTAATTGCATCAGTTTGTTCTTTTGTGTGAATACCAATAATTGGCATTGCTGGTGTTGATTTAGGTTTAAATGAATTTGTAATGTACGGTTCAATAACATCAAAAGATGATTGCCTCATTACTCTTTCAATGTATTCTTTTTGTTTGTTAGATGTTGTAATACATTTCATAAATCCAAATTGATTCCATGATTGACCTGGCTGTAATGTTTCTAACATGTGTGAATATTGTTGTGTTAGAACAATTTTCGCGCAAGGTAACTGTTTTACTTGGTCCATAACGTAACCAAATAATTCAGGAATTATTAGGAAATCTTCAGGAGAAATCTCTAAATTTTGACCTTCAATTGCTTTATGTGGTAAAGACATATATTCTTCATCTAACCACGCAACAACTCCTGAGTAATCCGCTTTCTCATGTAAAATGATTGGATTAAAACCGTTGTCTTTTAATGTTTTTGCCATTTGGTAAATGTGTCTGACAGAAGCCTTTGCATTACCTTTAGTGTCTTGCACTAAAAAATAAATTCTCGCCTGCTTGTCTCTCAAAACCTGAATGGACTGTTTTACTTTTTCTTCTATTGTGTTTTCCATATTAATAATGATTGATTAGTTTTTTATTTAAAAGACTGTTAAATGCGATTCTAAAAGGAATACTTGTGTTTGAACTACTTTTCATTCCTAATTTTTCGTCAACAATATCTTGTTCTGTTAATACAGTATCTAATAACATTTTTACCATCTCAAATTTGATAATGTTAATTTTCATTTCTGTTGTTCCTGATAAATCCTCAGGTGACGCGTCATTAGACATATCAAGATACTGTTCTATTACATCTAAATCGATGTAATAATTTTCACCAAATACATTTATCATACTATTTCTTCTATTTTTGATTTGAGCTCTTTGATTGTTGAAATCTCATACTCGGTTTTTATATCTGAATTATAAGAAGTATTATATTTAATTACTATCTTATTTTCGGGATGATTTAATAATAGTTTAGGATTTGCGGTAAGTAAAATGTCTATAGAGTCCCAAAGTGAATTAATTGTACTTTCACTATAGAACTTAACAGACTCTACTAAACATCCAAATTTAGAAATAAAAAATAATGAAGCTGGTTTTGATTTACCAATTTCATCGGAAACTATGATAATATCATGATTATCTCTAACGTCTAAATAAAAATCATTAAAGTCAATCATTCCTGAAATTTCAACAGAACCAGCATGACCAAAAATTTCCATGGTATGTTCTTTATATAGAAAATCATACAACTCATCTTCATTTTTAAATTTAAGATGCTTGGATATTTCTAAACTTGTTAATTTTGTTATAACTTCATATTTAAATTCTTCGTCTTCACTAAAAGAATTTTCAATATACCATTTCTCATATTCTTGTTGAATCTTTCTAAGTGTATCTCGAAGAACTCCATTTAATTCTATTCCTATTCTCATTCTTCGTATCTTTTTAAAATTTTTGAAATCAATGGGTTTCTTACAATATCATCTGAACTAAATTCAAATACTCCAATATCATTCATACCTTGAAATTTTTGAAGAGCATCCCATAATCCAGTTTGAGTTTTATCTTTATGCCTATCAAATTGGTCTAAGTCACCCGAAATAAAAAATTTAGAATTAAATCCAATTCTTGTTAATAGAAGTTTCATCTGACTTGGAGTTGAGTTTTGAGCTTCTTCAAAGATTAATATTGAATTATCAATATTCATTCCTCTCATATAAGCTAATGCAAATACTTCAATTGCTTCAACATCTTTTAATTTTTCTCTCGATTCTTTTCCAATAATTTTATTTAACAAATAATATGACGGAAAAATATAAGGGTCTAATTTTTCTTCAACACCTCCTGGTAAACTTCCTAATTTTTCTTCTGCTTCAACTGCGGGTCTTACAATAATAATTTTTTCATAAGGAGTTTTTGGGTCAACTAATAAGTCTACTGCCGCTTTCATTGCGATGTAACTCTTACCTACTCCAGCGGGACCAGAACATATTGTAATTTGGTTTGTCTCTAATTTATTGTAATACTCTTTTTGACTTTCAGATAAAAATTTTTCTTTAGTCTTTCTTTTAACAATTGAACAAATTAATTCTTTTTTCGTTCTTGTTACCATAACTTCACTTGTTGTTGGTGTTGTTGCTGGTGTTCTTTTGGTGCCTCTTGCCATTATATGTTATTTAATTTTATGTCTATCGGAACTTTGAGGTTCTCTTCTATAGACTGTTTTTCCACCGTCAGGACTTTCAAAAATCCATGGAGTTTCAATTTCTTTTTTGTCAACTTGTGACTTAATCCAGTGGTAAGTCTTTTTTAAACCAATAGATAAAGGTTCACTAACTTCCCAACCAACTTTTTCTCTATAAAGTTTATTGTCAGAATTTCTTCCCTTAACACCTAAAGGACATTTAAATCCGTACTTATCAATAAATTCTTGGCCATCAATGTTTTTAATTTCAAGATTTTTATCTGATATTGCAATTGCCATTCCTGCAAGTTGATTGATTGTAACCATTTCTTCACTACCAATATTAACAGGACCTGTAAAGTCGCTTTCCATTAATCTTAATACCGCTTCAACACATTCATCAACGTATAAGAATGAGCGAGTTTGCATCCCGTTACCCCAAACTTCGATTATATCTCCGTCTTTAGATTCAGCAGCTTTTCTACACATTGCCGCTGGTGATTTTTCTCTACCACCTGACCATGTACCTTGTGGTCCAAAGATGTTATGGAATCTTGCAACTCTAACATTTAAACCATAGTTTCTATGGAATGCCAAATATAATCTTTCAGAGAATAATTTTTCCCATCCATATTCAGAATCAGGATTTGCTGGGTATGCTGAAGATTCTTCACAGTTTGGATTTAGTGGGTCCAACTGATTGTGTTCAGGATACATACAAGCTGATGATGAATAGAATACTTTTTTAACTTTCTTCTTAACACATTCGTGTGCAACATTTAAGTTAATTGTCGCTGAGTTGTACATAACGTTTGCATCGTTCTCACCTGTAAAGATGTATAATGCTCCACCCATGTCAGCGGCTAGTTGATAAACTTCATCAACTCCCTCTTCAATAACAAGTTCAACAACTTTAGGGTCTGTTAAATCCCCTAATATAAATTCATGACAGAACTCGTCTTGGAAGAAGTATTCGTGTTTTTTAATATCACATACTCGTACGTGATTTCCTTCTTCTTTTAATCTTTTGGCAAGGTGTCCACCTATGAACCCTCCGCCACCTAATACTACTATTTTTTTCATTAGTTAAAATATTTTTGGTATATGTCAAAATATTCGACAGTTTTAGTGGGAAGTAAATCCCTATAGTCTTTTAGATTATCTAAAAGGTTAAGTGTTCCTCTGTAACCAATCACTTCATTCTCTAAATTTTTGACAAGGTCTTGCGGGTTTCTTGCCTGATAAACTGACGCTTTTGCAAATATGACAGAGTTTGGAAAATGATGTTGTAAAACATAGGACCCCCAAATGTCATCCATTCTACCTGCATAAGGAAAGACAGAATAATATTTAAGGACATCTCTATGTATGAATGTATTTTGTGAGTTAAATGGTGTAAGTTGTTTTGTTGTGAATGGTTCAAATGAATTAAATTTTACGATTGGTTTTTTACTTAATCGACAAATTGCGTCAATGTCTGGGTCACCGTCCCAAAATTCTGCTTGAATCATTGGGGTGATTTTTGTTTTCCCTTTGTATTCAATGTTATTTTTTACTTGTAGATATTCAATTGGAAATCCTCTGTGCCACAAGTCATTATGTTCTGTGGTTGAAATTGCGTCAAAGTAAGGACATGACAAGTTTTCATATTCATCTACTTCAATTTCTTGACCCAGTAATATGTTGTCACCCCAGAATTCATATGGTATGTTATCATCATCAACTGTTGCAATAATTTCTGCTCCACTTTGATATGCGTAAACTAATCCAATATTTCTTCTTTGAATTGTTTTCCATCCAATTATTTCTGATAATTCAGGATATAAATGTTCTTGTTTAACTGGTGTTAGATAAACTACATTAAGGTAGTTCTTAACAAGTTTTTCATATGATTCATGTGGAGTTTTTGTATCTCCGACAATTACAAATGTAAAATCTTTTTTATCTGCAATTTCACAAAATTTAATGGTTGCCTCAGTTGGCTCATTAATTGTTGTTGTTATTATATATTTTTTCATATTAATATACTAAATAAATGTGGTTTCCTTGTTCCGTGTTTATGATTGTATAGTTAGGATTAATTTCATACAACGCATCTTTAAATTCTTGTAGTGTTGGGAAATTTCCTTGACCTAAGTCTCTACAGTCGTCAATTAACATTACATGGTCATTACGGTTACTCGCAGCTTTAATTGCTCCTAATTCCTCTCTTAATGGACCATCTAACATATTGTGAGCATCCAATAGGATAAAGAATCTTTCATCGGGTAATTCTTCCAATACTGATTTTAATACTTCACCTGAGTTACCTTCTAAGAAAGTAAGATTGCCGTATTTTTCTGAAAGTTCTGTATAAATGTCTCTGTAATTTTTTCCATCATATGGATTACGGTCAGGAAATAATTCTACGGTAAATGCAACATCAAAATGTTCTGCTAAGAATGTTGAAGTTCTTGCATCGTGAGTACCTGTTTCGATTGCAAAGTTTAATTCATTTAAGTTTGGAATTTGGTCTTGGTACTGGTAAAGTAAACTAACAAATAAGTTAGGCATTGGTAACGATGTCTTATGTATGTCAGACATTTGTTCCCATCTACTATCACCAGTATAATCTAAATTTAATTTCATATTAGTTATTTTTTATTATACATTTTAGGATTTGGTCTTTATAATCAGCAACGGTATCAAACGCTTTTTGAATATCGTTGAATTCAAATTCATGTGAAATAATATTTTCAATCTCATTGTCTCCTGTATAGTTTTTAACACAGTCGTCCAAAGTTTGATTTGACCTTCTCACATTTTTAATTGTTAATTCTTTAGTTCTCATTCTATGAGGATTGTATGTTACAAAATCCGCTTCAGGGATTCCAATTAATGCAACCTTACCATTAACTGATGCAACATTAATACATCCGTCAATAGACTCTGTTGTACCTCCTGTGTCAATAGACATTGTGGTTCCCATACCTCCTGTTAATTCTTTGATTTTTTTTGTGTAGTCGTCGGCAAGTAAGAATGATTCTTTTGCTCCGAAGTCTTTTGCAAACTTAACTCTATATGGTAATTTGTCTATCATAAAGATATCTTTAACACCTGCCTTCTTTAGTATAGAAAACATACATAAACCAATAGGCCCAGCTCCAAATATAGTTGCTGATTCAGTAAATTTTGGTTCAAGTAAATTTGCAGTGTGTAGACAAACTCCAAGTGGTTCAAGTAAACTTGCCAAGTTGAATGACATTGAATCTGGAATTTTAACTAATTGTAATTCTTCAACCACAACATAGTCGGCAAATGCACCTTGTGCATTAGCCCCCATAAAAGTTCCTTTATCACATAAGTTATGTTTACCCTTTAAAGACCAATAAGAGGTGACACACGGCATCCCAGGTTCAACTGCGACTCTATCACCATCTTTGAATAATTTAGACCCGTTAGAGTCAACTATAACTCCTGAAGGTTCGTGACCCATGTACATTGGTAGGGGATTTTTGAAGGAACCTAATCCTCCTTCTTTAAAGTAATGCATATCGGAACCACAGATTCCAACAGATTTCATTGCGACAAGTATTTGACCTTCTTTTAATTTTGGAATTTCTTCCTCAAAAATATCAATCTTTCTTATCTGAGTTAGTTTTGCTACTCTGTTCTTCATAATCGATTAAAGCTTGTTTTAAAACATCACAGATGTAATCGACCTCTTTTATTGATAACTCAGGGTATAGAGGAGGGCATACGTGATGTTTAGAATAATAATCAGTATTTGGTAAATTTACAGAGGAAAATTGTTCTTTATATAAAGGTTGTTCATGAACAGGTATTCTATAGACCTCACCTGTCAACGAGATACCTTTTTCTTTACAATATTTTTTTAACCACAAACCATCCATAGGAGTGATTACAATGGCTTTGTAGTATGCACATGTACCATTCCCTTTTTGTTTGATAACTTTGTATCTGGTTTTGGATAAGTTTTTTCGATATCTTTCTAAGAGGTCAGTTCTTTTTTCAATCCTTGAGTAAACTCTATCACATTCAATACTACCTAACAATCCAGTAAATTCGTTAATCTTAAAGTTGTTTCCTTCAGAGTTAACAATAATCCCGCTATCATAAATGTGTCTGCCAAAGTTCTTTAATGATTTCATTTTTTCATAAAGTTCTTTGTTATTTGTTGTAATCATCCCACCTTCACCTGTTGTCATAACTTTAGTTGGGAAGAATGAAAAAGTTCCTACATCGCCAATAACACCAGCCCTGTGAGTTCCTTTTAATGAAAAATGAGCGTGAGCGGCATCTTCGACCAATGGAACATTATTTTTTTTACACACATCAACAATTTTAGAAATGTCGTGTGAAATAATACCACCAATGTGAACAATGACTACAGCTCCAACTTCAGGTGTAATCTTACTTATTAAATCTTTTAATGATATTGAAAAAGATTCTGGCTCCATATCTAATAATTCAATAATACCTCCAGCATTTGTGATTGCGACACTTGTTGCAAAAAATGTGTTTGACGGCATTAAAACTTTTTTGCCTTTTACATCAAGAGCCTTTAATGCTAACTCAATTGCTGTTGTACCATTTGAACATGCTAACGCATATTTTGCGTCACTCATTTCAGCAAATTTATCCTCAAACTCCTTTACATATTTTGATTCTCCTAATGGTCTATCAGAAGACAAGATATCCCATGAACCCTTTAAAAACTTAAACTTAGATTTAAAATCAAATTTCAATCTAAAAATTGGAATGTTTAATTTTTTCATAACTTATAAACTTTTTTAACTTTTGATGGTATTCCTGCAACCATAACATTTGGTGGAACGTCGTCAATAACGACAGAACCCGCGGCAACAATTGAATTGTCACCAACTTTAACTTTAGGTATTAGTGTGCTCGCAGCACTTATAAAACAATTTTCACCAACTTCAACATAACCACATAAAGTTGCGTTAGGTGATATTTGAGAGAAGTCCCCAATTGAACAATCATGTTCAACTATTGACCCAGTGTTAATTATTGTACAATTACCAATAAAGGAATCTACATGTACTACAGCGTTTGGGCAAATTAAATTACCATGACCAAATTTTTTAGTTTCTACAACTGCGGTTGGATGAATACAATTTATTGGTTCTTTTTTTGTGTACGATTTAATTAGGTTGTAATGTTTTTTTCTCATAAGGTTATCCCCTGTGGCAATAAAATAATCTACGTTAGACGTATTGATGTGGTCTAAAGATTTTTCAACTGTAGGGTATAATCTATTAATTTGTATTTCATCTGCAAAACATTCCACATAATAAAGTACATGATGAGGGTGAGTCATTTTAAAAATGTTTGTCGCTATCTTAGCTCCTGCTGAGCCTCCGACAATTAGGATTGATTTTGGTTCACTCATATTAATTCAATTGGTAAATTTTCATTATACATACCCCAGTCATCAGGGTTGGATGTGTTTGTAAAATCTCGTATGATAGAATTTTGGTCAGACATAGGGGGTACAGATTCGTCTTCATCTCTATCTCCACTCTTACCGTGATTCAAATGAAATATATAATGGTCTAATACTTGGATGTTAGAATAAAATGAGGCTTTCTTCATTACGTTTGTATCAATACCACATCCAAACAATATTGATTCTTCAAAACCTTTCATTTGGTTCCATACGTTTTTGTGACCAATTTGATAGTCACCACAACAATTAATCAGGGACCATTTATCGGTTTCACTTTCAAGTCTTTCTTTAGTTCTATAACCATTACGGTTATCCCACAATGATTTATATAAACTATTATAGTCGTTAAATGATAGGTGAAATGATTCATCAACATCTCTTCTTGGAACGGTATAAAATACATCTTCCTTTAGGATTGAATCCTCAAGAGGTGTTGTTACAATATCAATATTAGTTGAAATAATATAATCGTGAGATGCTCGTCTTAATCCAATATTTCTACCAATAGATTCAATCATACTATAGTTAGCAATCTCAGGGTATTTTTCTTTTAAAAATTCTTTAGGAACTTGAATATATTTTAATTTTCCTGTTTGAGGCAAATTATGTTTAATATTAGAAATAACTCCTTCTCCATTCTTAGTTTTCCAATCTACAAAGATAACTTCATCATGATTTTCAATTAAAGATAATAACGCCATAGTAGTTCTTTTGTGTAAGTTTCCACCATAGTTATCATTTCTTGAAGTCAGTATTACCGATTTTTTCATTATAATTTTTTATATAATTTGTCACAAAACATTTTTCCATTAACAGAACTTCTGTGATGACTACTATCTTTAATAAATTCAAATCCTTTTGAAAGTATATAATCATTAACTTGAGTTTCAAAATTAGAACCTAAATCTGACACTTCAATAATAATATATTTAAAAGTTTTTATACCGTCACCAATACCTTCAAGTACTTGTAATTCAGCACCTTCAGTATCAATGTTTAATAAATCGTAATTTGAAAAATCTAATCCTTCTCTTTCAAACAAAGTTTTAATTGTTATTGTTTTAGTCATAACAATATCACCATTTTGTTCTAATAAAGAACTTGAGTCTGGATTAGATGATGGACAAAATAATTTCATTTCTAAATCATCAATATTCCAAGCCGCAAGATTATAAATCTTTTGACCAAATTGCTCAACTTCATTTTTAAACCTTGAGTATGAATTTGGATTTGCCTCTAAAAAAATAGAATTGTTTCCACAATAATGTGCATATTGTTTTGCTTCCCAAGCATCCCAAGCACCAATATGAAGAACACCTTTAGGTGTCCATTCTAAATTATAGAATAATCCTTTGTTGTTTCCAAAATTATCAGTCCCAACTGGATTTGGGTCTAAGTCCCAAAACGCTCCAAATAAACTCATACTATTTTCTTTTTAATATTATTTCTTCTGTGGCGTAACCAACATTATTAATTTGTAATATTTCCCAATCAGGAGCATTTTCACGTATCCATTTTTCACTTATGAAAACCACTTTAATTATCTCTCTACCGTTCCAATTTTTAAAATCTGCTTGGTTATTTCCATCGTGTTTGTGTTTATTATCATCATTTAACATTCCGTCATACATTACAAAAATACATCCTGTATTTGCAACTTCAGCTAAATTTTTAAAAACATCTTTTTTAAATTCTAATGGAATGTGAGGAAGGACTGCATTGGTAAACATAAAATCAAATTTGATTGGAAACTTGTCTGCAAAACTTTCAGTTAAATCGGATTGAACAAATTTTAAAGTTTCAGTTTCATATTTTTTAGCATAATTAATTCTATTGTTAGATAAATCAATTCCATAAGTTTTTTCAAAAGTTTCACTTAAAACTCTGGTAAAATACCCTTGAGCGCAACCAACATCTAAACAATTTTTATTAATATTTTTATCAATTAAATTTTCAATTTTTGGAATTAAATTTTCTTTCATCCAATTAACATCTCTTTCTGCATAACCAGTTTCAGAATTAGGAGTTCCTATAGGGTTAATTAAACTTTCGTCTTCGAAATAATTTTTTAACGATTCTTTTATATTCTTTATCATATTATTTATATTTTACATATTCTTTTACTTCTCTGATTTCAGAATCAGTAAATTTATTAATTTCATTTTTCAATCTAAACCTTTCATCGTTTGTGAAATAAACTTTTCTTGCAAAATCAATGAACTCACCCTCAAATCTTTTTTCGGTTTCTAACACTCTTAACCTATCTTCAATATCCCAAAGTTTTGAGTTAATGTCAACTAATTGATGATATAAAGATTCTATTTCAGGTTGTTCTAAATAAATTGATGACATGTTATAAAGAAGTTCAAATTCTTTGTTAACATATTCTAACTTTTCTTCATTAGTAATTTTTGTTTGTTTTACGTGTAAGATGGATAATTTGTCAATTAACTCACCTGTACTTACTGGTGTGTGTATCATAATACGTATGTTAAATCTTTGTCGAATATATGTTCGACTTGATGAAAACTTGGAGATGAATGTCTTGAATAAACTGTGACATTTTTTAAACCAAGCTTTGAGATTATGTAGAGAATTGATGTTTCTACGGTATAAATGTGTTTAGCCTTTAATAAAAGTCCAATCCAATCAAATAAATTATCCCAACCAAGATATTCCATCTCAACTGAGTTTTCGTATTCTCCCATATGTGGACATGGCTTTGAATGTGGAGGAGAACCAAACATTCTATTAACAAAAACAAATTCTTTATCTTGTACCCCATAGTGGTCTATAAGTTTTTGTTCTCTTTCTAAGTTTCTTTCAAATTCGAAATAGTCTAACCAGTCAGATGAGTCTATACTAACCATTTTATATTTTGCCTGCATAACAGAAATGTCAGGGAAATGTCTATCAAAATGTTGTATTGGTAGATAAATTGAATCATCAGCAATTTGTACAGGTTTACTGTACCCTTCCAAATAGATGTTTTTGTGAGGGAAATTTTCATTTTCAGTTACAAATTTCAATCCATCAACTTTAATGTAGTTTTTGATAAATTCAAACTGTTGAATTACTGGCCACCAAACTTCATACCCTTTAGATATTAAATCTTTGGCAATTTTTTGAGTGAAAAAAATATCTCCAATTCCCGCAGGCTGTCGTATTAAACAAATTTTAGACATAGTCTTTTAAGTGATTTTCAAAAATCCAATCGTCAAGAACACTGTATTTTTGTACTCTATCATAATTATCTTTAATAGCCTCTATTTTTGAATTATAAAGCTCTTCAGTTAGTGTTGTAATATCAAAAGTTCCATCAAAAAATATAATCCCATCTGAGTTAAAATATTCTGTAACTTTTGGAGTACCCATGTAAATTGGTATAGTACCAGTGGCAAAACAATCTAATATTTTTTCTGTGAAATAAGTATCATAGGTGTCATTTTCAACACAGAATGAAAAACGGTAATCAACTAATCCAATTTCTTTGTTTGGGATTTCTTGGATACCTCTACCAAATACATCAATCTTATCTTGGTTTGCCATTGCAAAATCATGTCTGATTTCATGTTGGCGTGTCCATCTTTTATTTGATGTAATCATAGATGCCATCTTAGTCTTTGGGTGTATTGCAAAGTCTTTAATGTAGACACCATAAGCGGGAGTCCATTTGAATTTAGGATTTAGTTGGAGTAGTTCATCATTGTGAGTCCAAATTTGTTCAAAAGTCTCAAGAACCTCATCTAAATGTTTTTTAATATTATCTACCGCACCACCATCAAATCTTCTTGATTCAATAATCCAAAGAAATTTTTTCTTAACTCCCCCATCAACTTTATGGTCTTCAATCCCTTTAAATAAATCATTATCTAAATAAACCGAAATAGGGTTATCGTAACTATTAAAACACCACTCAATATGGACTGGTGGTTTATTGGCTGTTGAGCCTTTGTCATGAGAAAAATTTCTCGATAGCATATTTAACTTAACCATCCGTCTTCGTATTTTACTTCTAATACAATCCAATTAGGTTCGTATATATCTTTATAGTTTCTTGGTCCTCTTGGTCCAAACCAAATTGAAGGAGCCACGATTTTCTTATTAGGGTTAGGGTTCAAAAATGTACCCCACCATGAGAATGTAGAATTAACCATGATATGGTTTTTACATAATGACATTAACCACATCTCTCTATAATCATCATCTTCAACGTAAGTTACATTGTCAAACTTAAGATTTTCTTTAACCCAATCTCTGTCGTCACTAAAAACAAATACATGAGAATATTCTCCAATTTCTTTAAGTGCTCTTTCAATATATATTTCATTTGCAATTGGATGAATGTCAGGATTCATAAAACAATCACCTCTACGAATGTGAACTGATAATGTATTCTCTTGTTTTAGTTCAGGATGTTTTTCATACATCTCTTGAATAAATTCTTCTGTTGGTGAAAATATTTTTCTTATTTCGTCGTTATAACCAAAAAAGTTTTTGCTACTTTGGAAGTACCCGTCAAACACAGTGTCGTGGTCTTTAGCGTAAACATCAATGTATTCCCATGGCCCTTCACTAACTTTTTCAAATCCGTCAATACTCTCAACAAATTTCATGTTTCTAAAGATATTATTAAGGTAGTTTTCGGTTTGTCTTCCTTGCATTGGTGTCCAAGAACGTGGTACAAAAACAGCCTCTCTGTTCAATTTCATTGCGTGTGATAATGCGTGTGCTGCTTGGAACATTTGATTTCCCAATCCACCCATTAAATTACATGATATTAAATTACTCATCTAATTAATTTTTTTAATTTGGTTTTATTTCTTATTATGTTTGAACATCTTTCTTGTTCTTGGTGACCTCCACCCGTTGCACTTCCGACCTTATGGTCATTGTACGGGGAACTCGCATTATAAACATAATACAGGTTCGGTAAAAATCTATAATTCTCTTTACCTGCTAATTCTAATAATGAAAATGTGTATGCAACATCTGCTGCTGATTTGAAATAACTTCCGTCATTGTCTCGTAAATAATCTTGAGGAATTGATTTCCATAAAAATGTTTTCCAAGTTCTTAAGTGAGAAAATCTAAACACCTCTTTTCTTACAGTGTCTGGATTACATTCTGACGAAAACCCTGGATTTCCATCAGAGTACATAAATGAACCGTTAGTTAACCAAACTTTATTATCAGAATAAACTTTTTTTATATCTCCAACAACATCACTATTGAGTAAAAAATCATCTCCATCAATTTCGATTACAATATCTTTATCATCAAAAGTTGAGATTACTTCATCTAAGTTTCTTAACTTAAATTTTTTTTCTGTGTTAACGATAAGTTTAAACCTATTGTCTCCTTCTATTAAATTTTTAACTAATTCAACCGTATTATCAGTTGACATGTCATCAATTAAATAAACTTCAAATTCATTATCTTTTTGATTCTTTATTGTTTTAATACAATTTTTAATATAATTTTCTGCATTCCAAAAACAACAAACAAATTTTATCATTGTAAATTAATAACGTATCCTTCAGGTGTTGTACCTTGTTTATAGAATTTAAGTCTACCATTGTAAGATTCACTTAATGAGTGTAAGTTTTTAACTACCTCATCAATTTCGATAACATTAACCAAATAACCTTCATCTAATAAATCTATACATAATTTGAATTGTTGGGATTCTTCTAAAATATCCGTACCTCTTTTATATGTTATGTAATTCATAACAAATGGATTTTCTTTATTAGGGTTTAATGACATGTAATGGTTTTTTAGGAACAACGCGTGTTCTGTATTAAAGTCATCCACAGTTAATGGTAAATTTAATTCCATACCTAAATTCTTAGCATAATATCCTAATGCTCGATTATCTCTTGGAAGACAAGGTCCTCCAAACCCAAACCCATATTTCATGTATTTTTTACCAACTCTTGTATCTCCACCAATAGCACTTAACACTGTGTCAATTTCTAAGTTTAATCCTGATTTCATTAGGATATCACCCATCATATTAGCGTAACTAATTTTAGTTGTTAAAAAACAATTAATTCCAATTTTTGTAATTTCCGCAGCCTTTGGACTCATAATATGGGCGTTGACAGAAGTTGTTTGTATTTTTTCGTAAATTTTAATTAGAAGATTTCCTAGCTCAGGATAATCAGTTCCAATCAAAACAATATCAGATTGTTCAAGACCTTTTACAATTTCCCCTTGAGCAATAAACTCTGGATTGTATGCCACTTGAGTATTAAAGACCGCAAGCTTCTTTTGGATTTGTTCGGTGTCACCAGGATTAGTTGTACACCCAATTATGAATTTTTTATCGTGAATAGGTAAATTTAACTGGGAAACTGTGAAAAAATCATTAGCTACCTCAAAAACTTTGGATGTATCATAATTACCATCCACGGTTGATGGAGTGGAAACAAATGTGAATATTACATCACATTGTTTAATTATTTCAATGTTATCTGTAGTTGCACTAAAGTCATGTACATCAAATAACATTTTTTGAATCTCAGGTTCATTAGTTAAACAAACTCCTTGATTTAAATTTTGTACATAATCTTCTCTTTTATCAGACACGAGTACATTGTATCCTGCCTTCTCACATAATAAAGCGAAAGTTAATCCTAATCTTCCTGCTCCAATAATTCCTATTTTCATACGATATTATTTTCTTTTAAATCAAAAATTGGTATTGAAACCATTTTATGTTTATTTTTTGTGTTGAAGTTTGCGTAAGTTGTAAGTATTGTTTTTTCTTTTTCTGTTAATTCTAATTGTTCTGACCATTTATTCATACCATATTCCATAGCCCATTCAAGTTCGTCATAAGTTGAACCTATTTGTGTTTCGTCAACTCTGTTGTCTTCCCATAGACCATCTGTTGGTTCAGCGTTAATTATTTCTTGAGGTACTCCTAATAACTTACCTAACTCTCTAACTTCTGATTTATATAAATCGGCAATAGGGGAAATATCTACTCCACCATCACCATACTTAGTATAAAATCCAACACCGAAGTCTTCAACTTTATTTCCTGTACCAATTACAATACCACCAGATGAAGCCGCTATTTGATAAAGAGACACCATTCGTAATCTTGATTTTGTATTTGCAAATCCAAGTTCAGAGTTAAACCTTTTATCAAATGCTTTATGAGATTTAAATGATTCAAATACGGGAGATAAATCTATATAGTATCCCTCAACGTTATCGTATTTTGCACTTAAAAGTGAAATTTGTAAATCAGATAACTTTGTATTTTCAGGACTTGAGTTTATTGGCATTCCAACAACAATGGTTGGTATTCCTGTTTCAGCACATAATGTTGATACTACCGCTGAATCTATTCCACCTGAAACGCCTACCACTAAGGTAGATATTCCATTTTCATTTACGTAAGACTTAATCCAATCTTGTATTTTTATGGATAAGTTTTCATAGTCAATAATTCTATTCATTAAAGGATTTTTTGATACTCTTCTTTTATTTGTTTTGCGACGTTAGAGGAAAAGTATTTCTCTACATCTACAGGAGGTTCGAATCTTTCTTTTGATAAGATAAATCCACCTGAATCTACTTTATAAATCCAACTTGGTTTTCCGCACATCCATCCTTCGATAGTTGTTCTTCCTAATTGAATTCCTGCAGTTTCCTCGCATCTATAAATGAAATTTTCTACAGACCAAGTAGGAGGAAAATGTTTTACATGAGGTTCAAATAAAACTTGTTGTAGATAGTTTGACTTATCTTCTCCTACTAACCAAAGTTCTTTACCTTCTTCTTTTGTTCTCTCCATTAAATCTAAGATTGTTTCTTTTCTTAGATAATCTATGGTACCAACAAATAATACAGAATTTTCTGTTTTAACTAAAGGTTTTGGTTTGAATTTATCATTATCAATTGGATTGTAAATAATGTCAATTTGTTCTGCAGGTATTTCAAATTTATCTACAATATGGTCCTTAATTTCAGGTCTAATTGCAATATATTTTTTAATTGATTCGTGTTTGATAGGGTCTTCTAATTCTATAACTTCAGAATGAATAGAATAAATTTTATCTATCTCAGGATAAAATTGAATCATTCTTTCGGCAACAGGTTTGTGTTGCATATGAATAATATCAAAGTTAACTTCAGAAACACGATACATTACATTTTCAGTTGATACTTTAAATCCTTCAGGTGTATTGAATCCCCATTTGCCATCACCAAGTTTAAATCCAGGTGCTTCTTCAAATGGTACACATTTAATCCCTAATCTTTTTGCCATATCAGTTAATGGCCCACCTATTTGGGACATAACAGTAACATCACAGTTTTGTTTGATTAAATTCTTTGCAAGTTCAAAAATATATAATTCTGAACCAGTAAAAGTTCTAAAAAACAAAGATGATATTAAAACTTTAATTTTTCTTTGAGGGTCGTAGTTAAGTTTAACAGGTAAGTTTTTTGCGTATTTTGATTCAAACAATTTTCTATTCTCTTCCCATTGTTCGTTAGTTTGGCCAATTGATTTGTGAGTAATTCTGATATTAGTAATAACACCAACTTTAACCCCTTCAATATGGTTTTCAAAACAAAAAGGAATATCATAAAAGTGAAACCCTTTAAAGTCTTCGTTAAAATTCTTTTTAATTTTTCTTTTGTCAATTGCAATGAATAGACCATCAACAACAACTGTTTCTATAATTGAGTTACCTAAAGACTCTGAGTATTTTGATTCCCATTTCTTTCCGTCATTTTCATGGTTAACAATTCCAACCATCTTTCTTCTGTCTTCCCACCACATTCCACTACTTGGCATTTGTGTTGTTCCTGCCATACCAATAATACCAAAATCACTTTTTTCAAAATGTTTTAATAACTTGTTATACCATGAATTTGTATCAAAATATATATCATCATGACAAAACACCACAATGTCAGTCTTTGATTCTGACAAGACTTCATTATAAACTTGGGCAAGAGACTTCTCACCGTTGTTAACTTTTTCAATGACCTCAAGTTTTTTAAACCCTGAACTCTTTTTTAGATATTCTGTAAACTCTGGTTTACTCTCTCTTGTTGAGTATGCTATTGTAATCATATAATTAAATTATTCCTGTACTTCCAAATCCGTTATCACCCCTGTCTTTATCTTCAATTTTATCAATTTGTTCTAATTGTACAAAAGTACCATTAACAACAGGACATAATACCGCTTGAGCGATTTTCATTCCTTTGGTTACAATCACTTCATGATTATTTGTATTAAACATAATCACTTTAATTTCTCCGTTATAACCTGAATCCACAGTTCCTGGAGTGTTTAATACTGTCAATCCTTGGTTTATGGCTAAACCACTTTTAGGCCTAACTTGTATTTCATATTCATCGGGGATAGATAACTTAAGACCTGTTGGAATTAATGCTCTTCCGAACGCGGAGAGTTTATAATCTATTGTTGAATATAAATCAAACCCTGAATCAGATGGGTAAGCATAAGACGGAAATTTTGCATCTTCGTGTATTAATTCAACACCAAGACGTTTAGTTCTAAGGGTTATTTCAGTCTCTCGGTTCATTTCTTCAACTGACATTCCCAACATATCTTCTAATTGTTTTATATAATCTAAATCAGGTTCTATTCCTGAATCTGATTTTATCTTTTCAAATTGTTCTAGAACTTGTGCCCAAACCTCTGGACTTACTTCATTACCTTGTTTCATTATTTTAATTTTAATAGTTTGTTAATTACGTCGATTAAAACTGATACATCCTTTTCACAGTATTCAACAATACCTAAGATATCTTTCTTAACCCAAAACGCTTCATGAACTTTATTACCTGTAACCTCCATGTTTTTAGATGACTCAACACCTAAACAAACACACATTAATTCTAACGATGCAATGGAACCATATCCACCGTATTGCCAAAGTTCCTTAGTATCTAAAGCTTTAATTTCCCATGGTTTAGTGTCGTGACCTGGTAATATCTTTGGAGGAAGAATACCGTTCATCATCATTCTTTTTGCCAACATTGGAATATCAAATCCTTTAACATTGTGACCACATAAAAAGAAATTTAATTCTCCAACTCGTTTAAGCAGTTTTTGAACCTCCTCTAATAGTTTTTTTTCGTCAGGGTCACTGAATGATTGCATTTTAGTTTCACCTTTGTCTGTAACAAATGCAACACTAACACAAGCAATTCTTGCAAACTCAGGGACTAATGCCGCTCTGTTTACAAACATATCACCAACAGGTTTGTCCGCATCTTCAGGAAATCTTTTTTGAAACCAATCGTGGTAATTTTTAAATTGGTATGCCAACTCAGGTCTGTTAGACTCAAGAGATTCCCAATCTGGTTGAATACCGACAGTTTCGATATCTAAAAATAAAATCTTGGTTAAAGGTATGTTTATCATTATATGATTGATTTATAAAATTCTGCTCTTGTTTTTGTTACAACATTAAGGTCATACTTGTCCTTTACGGTCTCATATAGCCTTTCACCCATATCTTTTGCTAAGTTAGGATTTTTTACCAACTTCTCAATAAATTTTGGCCAATCAGCGTGATTTCTATTTTCATTTACTAACATAGCATTACCGTCAACAAACTCACCATTTTTCATACAATGTTTTAAATCGATAGTATAAGGACCTAAGTCAGATGCTATTAATGCTTTCTTATAAAATCCAGCTTCAATAACTTTCAACTGAGATTTCATTCTATTAAACATTGTATTTTTAATTGGTGATAAGGACACATCAAATTTAGCATAGTTTTTTGCATATGATGTTACTGGTTTAGTCCAAACTCTCAAATATGGTTCGTCAAGATTACCAGTATAACTTTCTTGATTATAGTTAATCAAATGTTTTTTATACTCATCGGATACAATTGAATAGTTCTGTGTAAAGATTTTTTCATACTGAGCCCAAACAGTTTCATGAGGAAGAATATTACGTTTAGTTTGTTCTCCTGTTTGTGCGTTAATTTCAGTTACACTACCTCTAGTGTCAAACCCACATAAAACATATTGAAGTTTATCTTTTAAAGAAAAAATCTTACCAAACCCTTGGTCTAATAATTGAATATCATGTAAGTGGGAAGAACCTCCTAACCAACCAATTCTAAGTCTATCAGACTCTAATGTTGGTTCTTTGAATTGAGATTCGTTTGGATTAATTGCGTTAGGAAATACAAAAACATTCTTATTTAGTTTACTAATCTCATCTGCAAATAAAGATGTTGTGGTTGTAACATACTTTGCAACTTTTAAGTTCGCGGTAATTTTTTCATTAATCTTGTGAACTTTAATAATCTCATGAATAGGGTGTTCTTTACCAGGCATCCAATAATCGTCAATATCACAAACAGTTATAACTCCTAATGAGTTTAACATTTGGATAAGACGATGGGCCTTTTCAAAATCGGGTCCGATACTCCTATGGAATGAAACTATTTGATATTGAGTCCAATAGTTAACATCATCATATGGTGGTTCATAAACGATATCGACATGAAAATCATCAGGATAGAGATTTTGTAAAAAGATGTGCGGGTCTACTGACCTAAACTTACCAACCCCTGTTCTATCGGATGGTACAACTAGTACTTTGATTTTTGACATAAATTTTAATATATACTCAAAAGTATAACAAAATATGTCAAATAAGAAAAGGTGTTAGGCCAACTTTTTAATTTTGGTAACTTTACCTTCAAACACGTGCTTACCTACTTTAAAGCTAAAAATTTCATTAGATTTTTCAGAACTTTCCATAAGTAATCCGTTTTCTCTAAGTGCATTACTTACGGCTTCATTAATCATTTTTTGAATTAATTTGTAATTAATACCACTAACACTAGAAGTTTGTTGTGGAGATTCCGATTGAGTTTTTGGTTTTGCTGATTCAGGAACATATCCACCATCATTACCTCTCATCAATCTTGACGCTCTTTCAATTAAGTCATTAGATAATGTTGCTTCAGGTTGTTGTTGTTGTGCAATTGGATGTTCCATCATTAACCTCTTAATATCATCAGGAAGTTTTGAATTTTTAATTGCATCAACGGTTGGATTACCAACTGGTTTTGTATTCACTCTAGGGAGTTCTGATAAATAAGGTTGTTGAACTTGTGGTTGCTCCTGTAGATATTCTTGAGGAATATTATACTTTGCTTGTGGCATATCAAAATCTTGCAAAGATGTTGGAGGTAATCCTCCACTCATTGTATTATTACTTTTGCCAAATTTTGGACTATCCATAATAGCTTTAGATGCCGCTAATCTGCTCATTAAATCATTTTCGTTCATAATATATTAAGTTTGTGGAGTTGGAGTAGGTGTTGGTGTTTCTTGTGTTGGTTGTGGTTGTTGTGTTTCTTGAGGTTGTTGATTATCAAATTTTGCGTTGATAATTACACTGACCATACTTTTATCTCCGTTAAAATTATAATTAGGTTTTGGAGTATTGTAAACTTCACCTGTTGGCTTAATTGACAATATCTTATCTAACCTAAAAATTCTCCATCCTGGTAATGGTTGTTCTCCTTTATATGCGGTATGAGAAGCACCTTCGTCATCCCAAGCTCTTAAAATCTTGTTACCCGCTTTACTTGTTCCTAAGCAAACAGGTTCAATTTGTCTAATACCTCTACCACCTGGTTCATCACCATCGTAATAGATAACCACTATCTGTCTTTTTTTAATGGCGTCAACAACACCATCGATAGAAGCGATTTCACATATTAGACCTTTAAGTGCTTGATTTAATTTCATTAAAAATTAGGATAAGTTTTTGATGAATTGAATTTGTTAATTTTGATTTCGTTTTTTCTTTCCATAACGTCGTCAGAGGTTCCTGCGTTTACATTGTAAACATCTAAGAAGGTACCTGTACCTCTACCCATAGAATCTCCATCGGCAACAGCATCTCTGTTTACTGATGAATATTCATTACCTACAGCGTTATAGTCGTTTTTTGGTATTAATTTAGCTCTTTCCGCATCCGCATAAGCTGTAAGTGCGTTTGGTTCGTTTTGAGATAAATCAACAATTAGTTCATTTGCCATGATTATAATTTTGAAATTAGTTCGTTTATTCTTTTTAGGCTTTCAGTTACCGCGGTATTATATCTATAAACGGTACTGGTATGTTCTTGTGAAGGCCTTACATTATTAAAGTTTTTCTTTTCGTGAGGTTTTAAAAACTGATTTTGCATTCCTGCATTCATTTTATTTGTTTTGGTCATTTTTTCGTAATCTCTCATTTTTCTCAATTCATTTTCCACCCAATTTTTCATTACAACACCACCATTTAAAATAAACGGAGCTTCATTATGATTACCACTAAAATTATCAAAAAAGTTTTTAATCCTTTTTAATTGTTTGTATTCAATAAAATTTTGACCTTGTAGTTCCTGATTTCTATTAAACCCTTCAATATTTTCATTAGCACCTTTAACCATACGGAAACATTTTTTCATATGTTCCTGTTTGTCTTTAGGAAATTCAATTTCCCCTTTGGCCGAATTATATAGGTCCTTATTCATATTATTTTTTTAATTCTGTTCTTAGAAATTTAATCAAGTCATCAATTTGAAGACCTTGACGTTCTGCTTGTTTTTTTAAGTTAGCAATATTTCTTTTTAGAATTTTAAAATCGTCAACATTCTTTTCATTTACATCACCATCTTCTGAAGATTTCTTATTTGCCAAAAGGTCCTCAACCATTTTGATTGCCTTTTGTTTTTGAATCTCAGATAATGTTGCTCTTGTGATAAAGTTTTTATCTCTATAGTATTTTGATTTTTTATCCTTCTTACCTGATGGGTCTTTACCTTGTTGCTTTGTTCTTTCTTTGGCGTCATCAGGTTCCATTCCCATATCTTTAACCAAATATTTGTAAGTATCTTCACCATCCATGTCTTCAGTTTCCTCATATCCAAAAGCTCCTGACATATCAATCTCTTTCATTTCACTTTCACCATAGTAAGTTCTATATCCACGAGATATTGGGTCATTGGTAATTCTTGACGCTGCCACAGTTTGGTCCATAGTTTTTCTTGGGTGAAGCTTAGGGTCTAAAATAGGAATTGCAGAGTTTGACATTGCTCCGTCAGCATTAACTAATTCTTCCAAATCTGCTTTTAAAGTTTTGGTATTCTTAATTTTTTTCTCTTTGGCAATTTTTTTTAAATGTTTTTTTACTTTTTCACCCTTACTTTTTTCAAAGTGAATTACCTCGTCTTTTTTGCGAGCTTCAGTTAAATTTCCTTCCACAGAGAAATATAAAGAATATTTACTTCCCTTATCTCTTAAAAGAAAATAATATGGCGATGAATAAAATTCGGTATCTGTTGCAATCATCTGTTCTTTTTATCATATAAATACCACGACACAATGTATTTATCATTAGTTTATGGCATATCAAAATATTAATCAATATAATTTTAGACGATGGGGTATTAAACCTGTCAACGAAGTCACGGACATTTGTCTCGCGTCAGATGAGAAAGACTACGACCAAGAAGTTATTTTTTCACCATTACTAATTGGTGAGGATAATGGTAATAGAATGCCGTTCAAATTTGACTTTAATAGTTCAGGAACTACAAAATGTCAAACAAATTCATGCACATTTGATGATGATACTATTGTATCTGAAAACTATTGGAATCCAACTGATACCGACCCTAATTTTTGTCCAATTGTTACTGAGTTATGTGATGTTGGTTTGACAGGTATTGACAATGGACTTGTTAAAAACATGTCAGGTGAGACTATTGAAATAACAACTGGTCTTTACGAAACAGAGTCAGACAGATTTAGTAGATACAAATATGATAGGAGAATGAAAATGCACCCTATCACTGGTTTCACAACTTCAGAAAATAGATTGTGGAATGATGACTCTTACTCCTATAATATGTATTACGCCACGGATGGTAATCCTGTGGGTTATTTTGCCAGATTAAACGGAGGATTCTTCCAAGGTTTTTATAAGTTACCAGGATACGACTATCAGGTGTTCCCTCAAAGAGTATCGTTAGGGTGGACAGCTGAATTTATGTTAAGATACAGATGGACAGGAGATACTTCTGTCGGACTTAACGCAAGGTATCCAGATAATAAGGGAACTTTTTTCTACATGGGGGCGAGAGCCGAAAACAAATTCTATCATTATGCTGATGGTGAACCAAAACAAGATACAGGGTACACAAGAGTGACTTCAGGGTTAACTTGTATGCATACTTGTGGTTGTGCAAGTACCGCAAATACTTCATCTGAATGTCTGCAGGTGTATCAACCATCGGGAGGTACGATAACTCATTGCACTTGTGGTTGCCCTTGTGATTGCCAAACAACAGCCAAATACGCTGAGAAAGACCCATTATATGATGGGGTTTCAAATGCATTGTCTTTAAGATTAAGTGGTGATACTGGTAGTCCAAGACTATGTGTTAAGACATATAGAATAACAGGAGGGTGTGAATACAGTGGAACTTGTCTTACAGGATTGACTTATCACACAGGAACTTCTGTAACTGAATGGTGTTCTACAAGAGGAATCTTTGATGATTGTAGTGGAACAACTTACCCTAACGTTGAACATTGGGTTCAAATAGACGCCGTATTCCAAAGAAGAGAATGGTTTGATACCTGTGACTTATATGAAAAGGGAGGTCTTGGTCTTTTAGTTGATGATGTATATTTTGCAACATTAGAGAATAGAAGTGTAACATTAGTTGAACCACCAATAACACATGACCCAGGATATATTCCACCTTCAACAGAGGTTGTAACATTTACTGATATGTGGACCGAAGAACAAAAATATAGATTAGGTACTCTTAAATTTTATGTTAACGGTAAATTATTTTTGGTGGCTGAAAATTTTGAAGAAATAATCCCAAGACTTCTTAATGTTGAAAAAGAAAAACAAATTGGGGTTGGGTATAATATTTCAGTTGGAGGAGGTACTCAAGGTCTTCACGACAACTTAACATTCTCTGCAGGGTGTCCCGCAGAGTTAAGTGGTATTACATATCAACAAGACCCTGAATGTTTAACTGATTATGACTTAGAACATACTGAATACTCAGGTCTTACAACTCAAATAAGATTAGAAGAAATTTTTGGTGGTAGTATGATTGGTGATGTTAGTGCATTTAGAATGTATACTGAACCGTTGAATGCATCTCAAATTAGACACAACTTTAAGTTATTAAAAAACAGATATAACCTATTAGACCCTAATTGTCTTAATTGTAGAATCTTTATACCTAATAACGATTTATTATATATCTCAGTACCTTGTACTGATTTAGGATATTTGACGGTACCATGTAATGATTTGTTTTCTTCTTTCTATCCATGCCCAACATCAACCCCAACTCAAACTCCAACTCAAACTCCAACAAATACTGCAACAGAAACACCAACACCTACTAACACTGAGACTCCAACTAGTACTCCTACCAACACAGTAACTCCAACCAATACTGAAACATCGACTCCAACGCCAACTCCGACTCCAACAGTTACCACCACTAATACTGTAACTCCTACAAATACCGAAACTCCAACGCCAACCCCTACCAACACACCTACTAATACGGAAACTCCTACTAATACTCCGTCTGAAACACCTACAAATACACCAACTCAAACTCCTACTAATACAGAGACTCCAACAAATACTCCAAGTGTTACTCCAACAAATACTCCAAGTGGTACTATTGGAGTAACACCAACTACAACAGAAACTCAAACACCAACTCCAACTGAAACCCCTACAAATACACCAAGTGAAACTCCAACACAAACTCCAACTAATACAGAAACCCCAACTCCAACACCTACACCGACTAGTTCACCAACACCAACTACAACATCTACACCGACTAATACACCAACAACAACTCCAACCCCAACATCAACCCAACTATACTTCTTATTATTTGAAGATGATTCAATTGCTACGGCAGAAAATAACGATAATATTGAAATAGATATTATATAAAAAAAATAGAATAAAATGGCAAATACAAAAATAAGTCAATTACCGACATTTACGGGAAATACTAATGGGTCGTTTATTGTTATGAACAATAGTGGTAATACGGAATCATTTAAGGTGGCTAAAGAAACACTATTTAGTGGATATTCAACAAATGTGGTGTCACCAGTCTCAGGTAGTTGGACGGTGACTCCAGGGACTAATAACTACAGTTTTACAGTTGATATTAATAATGTGTATAACTTATGGGTTCTTGGAAATATACCAAATGGTATAATAGTTTATAATGCTACAGTAAGTGTTAGTAATACTAATGTACCAGTAATTGGTGTTCAGTATGCCTGGAATTATACTGGTGGGGGTAGTCCAATATTGTTTACAACTATACCTGCACAGATTATAGGAACCGCGGGTTCAATATCTACTGCTTCACCATCTGTAGGTACATCAACAAATACATTTGTATTCGGTATTCAAAACAATACGGTATCAGGTTTTACGGTTAATTACGGATATATTAAAGTAAGTTAAAATGAATACAACAGACTGTAACTATTTTATTATAACCAACTACAATAATGTCGAAGAAGGATATTATAGATGGACTGGTTGTACGGATATAATTAGTGTTTCACCAATTAACCCGTTAGAAGTACAATATGTTTGTGCTAAGGATTTAATTGTTGAAAGTTATGGAGCTCCTCTTACAATATCTTTAGTAGGATTATGTCCCTCGACAACACCAACTCCAACTATTACATCAACACCAACTCAAAGTTCGGTAACACCTACTCCAACCTCAACTTCTCCAACTCCAACACCCACAACAACACCAACGGTTACACCAACAACAGTTTATATGTATAATCTAAGAACAGGTGGATGGTATCAAAATGTTTGTCAATCTGTTAGTATGACAGCAAATCCTAAAAACGTTACAATCTACACTTCAAAACCTTTTGAAATTTTGGAAGTTGGAGATTACGTATATGGTAACCAATCTTTAACTATTCCACCAATAGATGCCAATTTTACAATCTCAAACGGAGGTAGATTTATTCAACTTAGCGGTAATCAAATTATTAATGTTGGGGTATGTTAAAAGATAAAATAAAATTTTTGAGTATTTATTAACATGGCAGATTGTGGTGTATCAATATTTAGTGATAATTTAAGCGGATTAACCGCAAATGTTACCTTTCATTCTTGTACTGGTAGTACAATTAGTTTAGGTGAACAAACATTTCCATTTACTTATATTACCGATTATTGGTATGGAACTTATGATTGCTATGTTGCAATATATAATTATACTTATACAATTAATGTACCTTGTCCATCACCAACATACGAATTAATTCCTACAGGTGAATTATTATATGACATAATTCCTTTGGATAATTTGTCGGCATTAGACATACCTAATGGTGAATTATTGTATGAAACAATTCCTTTGGATAATTTGTCGGCATTGGACATACCTAATGGTGATTTATTATACGCCATAATTCAAAATTAAATTTCAATAAATCATAATATTTATAAATAAAAAAATATGTCAACAATAGAAGGAGTTAGAATCTCAAGTAACAGTTTAATAGGAAAAACATCAAATCCTACTGTTTTTAGGCCAGTAACTGGAGGAACAATTAGTTTAGGTACCCAAATAGTTCCATTTAATTATTATTCAGAATATCCATATGGAGAGTACGATTTATTCATCACTGAATATCAAACAGAATATACCATAACAATACCTGAACCAGCACCAGCTCAATCGGCGTATACTGAAACTGTTAATTTAACATTTACAGGTTCTGTTTTATCTAGTTTTTGGGGTTCATATACTACAGGATTTATGCAATCATTAGGGTTTGCACCTGAAGATATTGTATATGCTGAAGGAATTTGTTCTGATGATGTTGATGCTCTAGTAGTACAAGGAGTTAGTAATATTGGTCAATTTCCTACATCGATGAGTTCTCTTCTTGGGCCATTTATGTCAGGAGGTTTAGCTGGTTATCCATTTGTTGGTCAAGTTGGTTTGGGAGCGTGGGCAAGTCATATAACAACAGGTTCAACAATTTCTGGAGGAACATTATTTATTTCAAGTACACCACATATTGGAATTACTCTTGATGGTGATGTAGGTTACATATATCGTAAAGGTAATGTTAGTAATACTACTTTGTCAACAACTTGCGGTGCAGTTGCTGGAGCAATCGCTCAAGTTATTGCATCAGGTGCAACACAACCAATCTTTCCATCTTGGTCAGGAACTGGAGATTATGAATTTTATTATCTTCAAGATATGTTATGGCCTGAAAGAGCAACTTTATCGGCAATGACATATGGTGAGAGTATGGTACATGCTACAAGAGTTATTAGAAATAATGCTAACCAATTTTTATATGATTATTTACCAGCTGCAGTTACAGGAGGAACATTATCTGCTTTAGGATATGTTAGTGAAAATCCAGTATATTTGTGTAACGGTATTTTTATAAACACAGACTATGGTTATGAATCTTATGTTCAAGTTGATGGATTTTCTGCGTGGACATGGAATAGTGTAACATCCGCAGGTACTTGGACTGATTTAACTTCTGATTATCTTTCGGGATTATTGAGTTAATACGTATTCAACAGATTGTAATTATTTTATAATAACCAACAACAACCTCAATAAATACGAAAACTCCAACTAATACTCAAACCACTACAACAACATAAATCTTATTTAAGAAATAAAATAAGATTACTTTATAAAATTAGAGAAAATCGTAGTATTTATTAAATAAATAACATTTAAGATGGCATGTAGCAAATATACCTTAACAAATACAGGTTCCACAATTGTGAACTTTAATTATAGAAGATGTGATGACTCTCTTTGGGAGTATCAAGTTGAATTAAATCCAAATCAAACAAAGAATATTTGGGTAATTAACGGGACGTATACAATTTCTCCTGTTTATACTAGTTCAGTTTCTTTGATTAATCAGGGGTCTTTCCCTCCAATTAGTGAGACTGCGACTCCGACACCAACAAATACTCAAACTCCGACTAATACACCAACAGTAAGTATAACTGCATCAAACACATCAACTCCAACACCAACTCCAACTAACACTGAAACTTCAACACCAACTCCAACTAACACCGAAACTCCAACACAAACCCAAACTAACACACAAACTCCTACAAACACTCCAACACCAACTAATACACAAACACCAACTAATACACAAACACCAACTAATACACAAACGCCAACAAATACTCAAACTCCAACTAACACCGAAACACCAACTAATACACCGACTCCTACTAACACTCCAACGCCAACTAATACTCAAACTCCTACAAATACTGAAACACCAACTAATACACCAACATTAACTAATACGCCAACACATAGTTAATAAAATTAAAAATAATATATTTCAAAAAACCCTCTACTTTTGTGGAGGGTTTTTTATTTTTAATACAAAATAGACATTAATGAAAATATTCGTTCAAATTGCGTCCTACAGAGACCCACAGTTAATACCAACAATAAAAGACATGTTGGAAAACGCCAAGAAACCTAAAAATTTAGTATTCTCAATTGCAAGACAATTCGCAGAAGAAGATGGGTTTGATAACTTAGATGAATATAGAGATGACAAAAGATTTAAAATCTTAGACATTCCTTATCAAGATGCAAAAGGTGTTTGTTGGGCAAGAAACCTAACACAACAACTTTATGATGGAGAATCATATACACTACAAATTGACTCTCATATGAGATTTGTCAAAGATTGGGATGATATCTTAATCAAGATGATAAAGGGTCTACAAAAGGATGGGCACAAGAAACCTCTACTTACGGGATATGTACCATCCTTCGACCCTGATAATGAACCAGCAGGTAGAGCGCAAGATGCTTGGAGAATGGCCTTCGATAGATTCATTCCTGAAGGTGCGGTATTCTTCTTACCTGAAACAATTCCAGGTTGGAGAGAAATGAAAAAACCTGTTACATCAAGATTCTATTCTGCTCACTTCTGTTTTACTTTAGGAGAATTTTCAAAAGAAGTTCAACACAACCCTGAATATTATTTCCACGGAGAAGAGATTTCAATTGCAGCAAGAGCTTATACATGGGGTTATGATTTATTTCACCCACACATTCCTGTTGTTTATCACGAGTATACTCGTAAAGGTAGAACTAAACAATGGGATGATGATAAAACTTGGGGTCAAAAAAATACCCACTCTCACTTAACAAATAGAAAGTTATTTGGTATGGATGGTGAAACTCAACAAGGACATGATGGACAATACGGATTTGGTACTGTTAGAAGTTTAAAAGATTATGAAAAATATTCAGGTTTATTATTTGAAAAAAGAGCAGTAGACAAACATTGTTTGGACAAACAATATCCACCAAGTCCTTATAACTTTGAAACTGAAGAAGATTGGAAAAATTCATTCTCAACAATATTTAAACATTGTATTGATATTGGATATTCACAAGTTACTGAAACCGATTATGATTTTTGGGTTGTTGCATTCCACAATGGTTCTGACGAAACATTATATAGAAAAGATGCGGATAAGAATGAAATTGCAGGATTTATGAGAGACCCTGATAAGTATTGTAAAGTTTGGAGAGAATTCCCAACAACAGAATTACCTTCTTATTGGGTAGTTTGGCCTCACTCAGAATCAAAAGGATGGTGTGATAGGATAACTGGTCAATTAAATCACAATGTAATTAGTTAATGAAATTTAATGAAATCCCTAAGTTTATTGTAAATTTAGATAGACGACCTGATAGGTTAGAAGAAATTACAAAGGAAATGAAATATCTCGGATGGGATTTTCAAAGATTTCCCGCAATAGATACTAATTCTTATATGGGCATCACCAAATCAACTTTTGAAATTATTAAGATTGCTAAAGAACAAAAATATCCTCGTGTTATGATTATTGAGGATGATTGTGGTTTTATGCCATATGCAAAAGATTTACTTCAAAAAATAGAAGATAGTTATCCTAATTTAGAATTTGCGATGTTTAATTTGGCTCCAACTCAAAATAGAGAGATTTCTGTTAGCAAGGAATATGATTTATTGTTAGATATGACTAACTTACCTGAACCTAGTGAAGGTGAAAATGCTCGTGGTATATATGCTGCAAATATGATAATTTATGACCAATCAATTTACGATGATATCTTTGATATTGGTTTGACGGCATTTACCAGTGGTGATTATTTCCATGCCTTAGATGATTATACTTTTAAATTTATTGTACAAAAACATCAAAGCTACTGTCCAATTTTACCAATAGCTCCACAGAAATCTGGTTACTCAAACATATCTGAAGGTATGTATAGTAATTGGTACATGCAAACCTATAATTGGAATAGGTGGTGCCCAACTAAAATCCCTAACGAATTTATGGACCAATACAAAGTTCAAGAAATGAAAGATAACGGGGAACATAAAGAATTTTATTATGTCAGTTAAATTTATAACATCAATTTACAGTGACCTATATGGTACTGAATTCGGAGGTAGACCAAATAGAGGAGGACATTATAGGTATAGTTTGTTGTCACTTTTAAAGATGACAGACGCGGATTTCCTATGTTACACTTCAGATAGAGAATTACCTTCATTAGAAGAGTTTTTTTATGTCGAATACTCAATTCCAAAAGACAAACTTAAGTTTCAGGTTTTTGATATTGGAAATACCAAATTTAAAGATTTGATTAATCAATATAAGAATATTGAGGAAACTAAAAATGGAGACAGATGTGTTGAGGTTCAATACAGTAAGTTCCATTGGTGGTGGAACGAAGATAAATCTTATGATTATTATTATTGGATTGATGCTGGATTATCTCATTGTGGATTGATTCCTCTAAAATATCTAACAAATGAACATATCCAACAAAGATATTATGAAAGTAGTTTGTTTAATAATGATTTTTTAAAGAATCTTATTGAGGATACGAGTGATAAGTTTTTAATTTTAGGTAAAGAAAATGATAGAAACTATTGGTCAGGTACTGTAGATAGAAAATGGTATACTGAATACGATAGAAGTATTCATGTGATTGGTGGTATGTTTGGTGGACACAGAGATAAGTGGGATGAGGTTGTTAATTTATTTGAAGACTATATTCAAAAAATAATAACTGAAGATAAGGGTATACCACATGAAGAACACGTTATGACTTTAATGTATTTTAACCATTTAGATTTATTTGTTAGAAAACATTTCGATATTTGGTGGTGTAGAGACAACGCGCCTAGAGGAGTTGATGAAGAACTCTTCTTAAACAATAAAAGCTTCTATAGAATATTAGAAGAATTTAATAGAATTTATGAGTAATATAACATTAGTAACAGGTATTTGGGATATCGGAAGAGGTGAATTGACCGAAGGATGGTCAAGACCTTATCAACATTATTTAGATAAGTTTGAAAAACTTTTAGAGGTTGAAGAAAACTTAATAATCTTTGGAGACGAAGAATTAAAAGAATTTGTTTTTGAAAGAAGAAGTTCTAAAACCACTCAGTTTATTGTAAGGCCATTAAGTTGGTTTACTAATTCAGAGTTTTTCCCAATGATTCAAAAAATAAGAACAAATCCAGAATGGTATAATCAAGTTGGTTGGTTAAAAGAATCTACTCAAGCAAGATTAGATAATTACAATCCATTAGTTATGTCTAAAGTTTTTTTATTACATGATGCTAAAATAATGGACCAATTTGATTCAGAATATATGTTTTGGATTGATGGTGGTTTAACAAATACAGTTCATCCAGGATACTTTACTCATGATAAAGTATTAAATAATTTATCAAAATATATTTCAAAATTTTCATTTGTTAGTTTTCCATATGGTGCTGAGACTGAAATACATGGATTCAATTATCCTAAATTAAATGCTCTTGCTGGAGCCAAAGTTACCAAAGTTTCTAGAGGAGGATTTTTTGGTGGACCAAAACATACAATAGGAGATATCAATGGAATTTATTATGGGTTACTTAAATCTACATTAGAAGATGGATACATGGGTACTGAAGAATCAATTTTCAGTATTATGACTTATAAACATTCGGATATGATTAACTATTTTGAAATTGAATCAAATGGTTTAATCGGAACATTTTTTGAAAATTTAAAAAACGATGAGCTCAAAGTTAAAAGTGAAAATACAGAAAAAGTTAGTAATACTTTGGACCCAAACAAAGTTGGATTGTATGTTATTACATTCAATAGTCCAAAACAATTTAGAACTCTTATTGATTCTATGTTGGCATATGATAAGGACTACATACTAAAAACTAAAAAGTTTTTGTTAGATAATTCAAGTGACTTATCAACTACCGAAGAATACTTAACAATTTGTGAAGAATTTGGATTTGAACATATTAAGAAAGATAATTTAGGTATATGTGGTGGTAGACAATGGATTGCCGAACATTTTGATAAAACCGATTTAGATTATTATTTATTTTTCGAAGATGATATGTTCTTCTTTCCAAATGAGGGGACATCCTGTAGAAATGGATTTAATAGATACGTTCCAAATTTATATACAAAGTCTTTAGAAATTATTAAGAAAGAAAATTTTGATTTTTTAAAGATGAATTATTCTGAGTTTTATGGAGACAATGGAACTCAGTGGGCTTGGTATAATGTGCCTCAACATGTAAGAGATGAATTTTGGCCAGGTAAACCAAGACTTCCAGAAATGGGACTTGACCCTAATGCACCAAAAACAGAATTCCATGCTGTGTTATCCCACAAGGGTGTTCCATATGCGGTTGGTGACGTTTATTATTGTAATTGGCCTCAGATTGTTAGTAGGCCAGGAAACAAAAAAATGTTTTTAGATACAACATGGGCACATCCGTTTGAACAAACATGGATGAGTCATATGTATCAGTTAGTTAAAAAAGATGAGTTATACCCTGGATTGTTACTTATGACACCAACAGAACACGATAGATTCGAACATTATAACAGAGAGTTGCGTAAAGAATCATAACAGTATATTTATTGTTATGGAATTTTATATAAAAAAGAATGCAACTTTACCTGTATTAAAAATGCAGGTTGTAAAAGACGGAAGGTCGGGTTATTTGCAACTTATGCAAGACTTGGAAGTTTCTACTATATTTTTCACTATGGTTGAGGTAGAAACTGGAATTCCTAAAATTGTTTCTGCTCCTGCTGAAATTGTAAATTTGATTTTACCTGAAGGTGCTGACCCCGAGTATTACATTTATTTTAAATTTACTGCAAGAGATACAAATACTCCTGGTAGATACCAAGGTCAATTTTTAATTAAAAACGACGAAGGAAATTTAATTCTACCAATCAGAGAGGAACTTTATATTAATATCCAAGATAGTTTTATTTCAGAAACTGCTTGTTGTTAATTTGATTAACCAATTTAATTTTCTATATTTATGTAAGATGAGTAAGGTAAACTTCACAATAATGTGATTGCCAATAAACCACTCGTATATTACATATGTTTACAGACCAAGATATTGAATCGTTCCTACATGGAAACGACCCCGAAGAATTTATAGTCGCTATCGAATACGACTATCGCGAGAACTGCATTTACAAAATCAAAGAAATCCCTGGTAAAGGAAAAGAAATCCGAAAAGATACATTCACACCATTTGCGTGGGTTGGTGACTTGCGTGAGATTAACTTTTATAATGGTTCAAAAGCAGCTCAGAAAGATGCTATGACCAAACATGGTATCATGATTGAAAAGTTAGAAACCCATGGTAATGAGAGATTACAAAAGGGTATGACTTTTATGGTTAAATCCTTAAAAGGTTATAGAGAACTAATCCAATTCTTTAGAGAAGGTGGGTGTGACCCATGGGGAGATAATACTAAAGATAAGGTGATGGTTCTACCTCCTGTAGAACAATATTTAATTTCAAAAGAAAAAAGACTATTCAAAGGTTTTGAAAACTATGAAGAGGTTACTCGTCTTGTATTTGACTTAGAGACGACTGCACTTGAACCTAAGGACGGTCGTATCTTCATGATTGGAATTAAAACTAATAAAGGTTATCACAAAGTGATTGAATGTATGGATGAATCTGAAGAGAGAAATGCCATCATTGAATTTTTCAACGTGATTAATGAACTTAAGCCGAGTATTATTGGTGGGTATAATTCAGCAAACTTCGACTGGCATTGGATATTCGAAAGATGTAGAATCTTAAATATTGACCCAAAGAAGATTTGTAAATCATTACACCCTGAACATTCTTTCACAAGAAAAGATAGTATGTTAAAACTTGCCAATGAGGTTGAGAACTTTACTCAGACTTCTATTTGGGGTTACAACGTTATTGATATTATTCATGCCGTTCGTAGAGCTCAGGCAATTAATTCAAGTATTAAAGCTGCGGGTTTGAAATACATTACCCAATTCATTAATGCCGAAGCACCTGACCGTGTATACATTGACCATTCAGATATTGGACCATTCTATACAAAGAAAGAAAATTATTGGTTAAATACTCAAAACGGTAAGTACAAGAAAGTCGGTGTTGATTCTAAGATTGATGACGCTTGTTCTAAACGTTCAGATGTTTATAATCAGATTGCTGGTGACAAGTTAGTTGAGATGTATCTTGATGATGACTTAGATGAAACTCTAAAGGTTGACCAAGAGTTTAACCAAGGTTCGTTCTTGTTGGCTGCGATGATTCCAACAACATATGAAAGAGTATCCACAATGGGTACCGCAACATTATGGAAAATGTTAATGTTGGCTTGGTCTTATAAACATGGACTTGCAATACCTGCCAAAGAATCCAAGACAGACTTCGTAGGAGGTCTTTCTCGACTACTTAAAGTTGGTTATAGTAAGAACGTACTTAAGCTCGATTTCTCGTCTCTATACCCTTCTATTCAATTAGTACACGATGTATTCCCTGACTGTGATGTTACAGGCGCAATGAAAGGAATGTTAAGTTATTTCCGTAACACCCGTATCAAATACAAACAACTTGCCGAAGAGTTTTATAATGTTGACCGTAAGAAATCTGAATCATATGGTAATAAACAATTACCGATTAAGATTTTCATTAACTCGATGTTTGGTGCGTTGTCCGCTCCACAAGTATTTGCTTGGGGTGACATGTATATGGGAGAACAAATCACTTGTACAGGTAGACAATATCTTCGTCAGATGATTAGATTCTTTATGACCAAGGGATATGTTCCATTGGTAATGGATACGGATGGTGTAAACTTCTCGACTCCTGATGAGGCAAAAGACCGAGTTTATGTTGGTCGTGGTTTGAATTGGAAGGTTGAATTAGGTAAAGAATATTATGGACCTGAGGCTGATGTTGCGGAGTATAACGATATCTTTATGAGAGGTGAGATGGCTCTTGATACCGATGGGGTATGGCCGTCTTGTATTAACTTGGCTCGTAAGAACTATGCCGTTATGGATTCCAAGGGTAAAATTAAGTTAACAGGTAATAGTATTAAATCGAAGAAACTTCCATTGTATATTGAAACGTTTTTAGATAAGGGTATTAAAATGTTATTACAAGGTGATGGTAAGGCATTTGTTGAATATTATTATGAATATCTTCAAATCATATTTGACAAAAAGATTCCATTAAGTAAGATTGCTCAGAGAGCTAAAGTTAAATTAAGTCTTGATGATTATACTAAAAGGTTAACTACAAAGACTAAATCTGGTAATAGTATGAGTAGAATGGCTCACATGGAATTAGCATTAAAAAATAATTTAAATGTAAATTTAGGTGATGTTATTTTGTATGTTAACAACGGAACTAAGTCATCTCAAGGAGATGTTCAAAAGATGACTGTAAAACAAATTAAAGATACGAATGCTTATAACGCCCTTATGAATCCTAAATCAAAACCTGTAACTGATGGTGTTATGGTAAACTGTTATATGTTGGATAAAGATATATTAGATAATGACCCTGATTTAACTGGTGATTATAATGTACCAAGAGCAATTGCAACATTTAATAAAAGAATTGAACCTTTAATGGTCGTCTTTAAAGATGAGGTTAGAAATGCTTTAATTGTTAATGACCCTGCAGATAGAGGTATTTTTACAACAACTCAGTGTGAACTTATCAACGGTCACCCATTAGATGAAGGTTCCCAAGATAAATTACAAGAAGATGTTTTGGATATTACCGAACAGGAATTAAGTTATTGGGCAAAAAGAGGGTTAAATCCTTTTTATATGTACCACTTAGCCGAAGAGGGTTGGAAAGAAAAATTAGGATTGCTTCAAACCGTCTGATGATAGAATATACCAACTTCCACCCATAAATCTAAATTCAATACAAGCGTACTTATCAGCGACTATTTCGTCATAGTCTTCATCAATTTTACCGATGTCTGGTTTGATTGTAAGTCTTGTCATTGATTTAACAACAATATGGTCTGTAGTTGTAGAATCTAAAATAACTGTAGAGTCAGAAACTCCTTTAATCACAATACAGGATTCACCGTTTGTTTTATATTCTGATTCAGATACTATAGAAATTTCTGAGGTGTCTACAACAAACCCGTTGATTACCTTTCTTGATGGTATTGTTTTTATTATTGCCATAAAATTAAATTACATATATTTGACGAGGCATTGCTCTGAACTTCATTTGTTTGTTCAAATTTTCTGCGATTAACGCTTCTCGTTCCATTACTTTATCGGGTCTCATTCTTGTCAACCATCCTTCAGCACCTGTAAGTTCATCAATAAGTTTGGTTTTTTCGTCTTTAGCTTCAGTAAGTAAACTCTGATAATCCATTATAATTTCAGAATCAGGTGTTTTTAAGTTACCACTATACTTACCTCTAACTCTCGCTAAAGTTTCTTTACAATAAGCTGTAAACCATCTTCTTACCCATTGTTGACCAGGGACATTTAAGTCCTCCCAACTAAGTGATTCGATTGGAACATCTGTAGGTAATTTAATAATATCAGGATTGTTTTTGAGACAATCTGCTCTACTATCAGGCTCAACATCATAATACCAATACCATACGGCTTTACCAACATATTGACTATAACTAGACCAATTAAATTTGCCGCCAGGAGTGTTCATTAGGTGAATTAACTTTTTACCGTCAGGTAATCCTGTTATTCTATATGTCATTGAACCTCCCAATATTCTATTAAGAATATTTGATTCTTGCATTCTAATTAAGTAATCAAACCCTGACATCATAAAATAAGAACCTTGATTACCCATTTGGGCGAATCCCGCTTGGTCGGCACCTAAACCAATACCACCAAAACCACCAGCCATACCACCTATTCCAAATGCTGTCCAAGGTTGGTCACTAAACCATAATAGTTCGTTAACCTCTCTACCTGCAGGAATTTCATATGTTTGAACATTTTTTTCAAGAACAAAATAATCTTTCTTTAAAACCCACGGACCTTCAGTTTGAAGACCAACAATTTTGGAATATGAATAGCTAAACTGTTGTTCAAAATCCATAGTTCTTGTAACTAACGCTCTTGCAACAGACCTTTCATTCATATTCAAGTTAACTAAGTTAACCCATTGAGAATCAATTAACCATTGTAGGATATACTCTTCGTAATCCCCAATTGCTAATTCCATTAACGAATCCATCATCTCATCTTCAAGTTCAACACTTCTTAGTGGTGCACCTAACTGATGTTTGATTCTCGTATATATCCTACTTCTTTCTGGTTCTGGTAATACTGCCATGTCAATAAATATCTTAACTATTCTATTTTATGAATTAATGAACTCTCATTAAACACATATTGATTATGATTTTTAATCGGGTTGTTTTCAAAAATCAAAATCTCGTTTGATTTTGTATTAATAAATATCAACCAATCAACATCGTACGGTTTAACATTTCCTGTATCTTTTACAGTAATTTTTCCATCTTCGTTTATTATTCTTGAAAATGGTTTAACCTGAGCGGTATATCTTGTTTCATTTAAAGTAATTGTTAAATCAACACCAAGGAGTGCGTCGGTTTTTTGACCATGTCCTCCAGTCTTTTCAAGTTTTGCGGAATCCCCAAAATATTTTTCAATTTTAATTAAAACATCATCTTCAGATTTTTGTCCTCTATCCCACAATTTTTTTAATACTTTAATTATGTTAATAAACTCCTCGTTGTTTTTTGTGAATATTTCTGTTTTGAAATGATACAACGCATTCATTAATCTGTTAATCTCTTTAATGGTTCTATTTTCTTTTTTAGAAAAATCAAATTTCTTTTCAGGTCTACCTATTTTTTCAATTTGAGTATTAATTGCTTTGGTTAATAAACAAAAAGTGTTGAAGTTTGTGTTTAGGTTATTTAAAATAGACCTTCCTTCTTTAGACTCTAATCCATAAAACCCTGACATTTCTTTATTTGTACTATCAACCCAAAATTGACTAAACACTTCTTTTAAAGCATTAGTTACTCCGTCTTGGTATATTCTCTTAATGTTTGAATTATTAATAAGTTCTCTGTAGAATTGAACTTCCTTGGCGTCACAAAATTTTGCCTCTTTGGATTCTGTTATCAACTTTTCTAACTTAACGGATTCTACTAATTTAGTTTCCGTTTTCATTTCATATAACTTGGAAACAAATTCCCAGTTTACAACTTTCCAAAAGTTAACAATATATTCGTCTCGCTTGTTTCTATACTTCAAGTAGTAAGCGTGTTCCCATAAGTCTAACCCTAATATTGGAAACCCACCACCTTCAATCACATTCATTAAAGGATTGTCTTGATTTGGAGTCGACATAATCTTTAATGTGTTCTTGGCAGTAAGGACTAACCATACCCACCCTGAACCGAATCTATCTTTGGCAACAGTATCAAATTGTTTCTTGAACGCAGTGAAACTTCCGAATTGTTTTGTGATTTTTTTAAGTAATTCTCCTTCTAATTTCTTTGGAGTTGGTGTTAACATATTCCAAAACAATGCGTGGTTAAATGCTCCTCCTGCGTTGTTTCTTATTGTCTTATCAAAACGACTTATTGTTTTGATTATTTGTTCTAACTCTAAATCCCCGTATTTCTTTTTATTTAAAGCGTCATTCAATTTATCCACATATCCCTTATAATGTTTGTTATAGTGAAAGTTCATTGTCTCGGGGTCAATAAACTGTTTCAGGGCTGAGTAAGAATAGGGTAATTTTTCTATTCCTATTTTTTTCATTTCGTTAATCAACAACTCTTTTTCTTTTGTGATGTGGTTTTCAAGTATTTGTGTTTCGAGTTGTTGGATTTTCTCTTTTATTTTTTTCATAATTTTGGATTATCCATTTCATATAAATAATCCAGATTTTCTTTAACGACGCATTTCATTAATTCTATTCAAAATTTCTTCGGCAGCATCGGCCGTATTTTGATTGTCCCCCATAACTGTGGCAATCACTTGTTTTTTATTATTTAATATGTCGTAGATAATTCCTTCGATTGTGTTTTCGAATATGGGGTAGTAAACTAATACATTGTTTTTTTGACCGTATCTGTAAGCTCGGTCTTCTGCTTGGGCGTGGTCTGATGGTAAGAATGATAAGTCGTTCATAATAACTGCCTCACCAGCGGTGAGAGTAAGTCCGACACCTGCCGCTTTAATATTACCAACAAATACTTTAACTTTATCATTTTCTTGGAATCCGTCAACGCTATGTTGTCTTTCGGGTTTTGACATTGACCCATCTAACTTAACCGCAGTTTTACCAAAGTGTTCACATATCTTATTAAGTGAGTCAGTAAAGTTACAAAAGATGATTACTTTCTTTCCCTGTTCAACAATGTTTTCCGCAAGTTCTATTGTTTGAGCAATCTTCTCGTCGGCAATAACTTGTCGTATCTTAGTTAGTTTGGTAAATTGAACTGTAAGTGATTTTGATTCTTCTGGATTTTTATCATACCAATCATAATACTCACCCATTATTTCTTCATACATTTTAGATTTTAATCTAAGATATACTGGTGTGATTATTTTATCTGGTAAATCAAGAACATTTTCTTTAAGTCTTCTTAATGTAAGTCCTGTGGTCCTGTCTCTTAATTCTTCAAGATTTGAAGCACCCATAACATTCCACACTTTTCTTCCACCAACATTGAATTGGTATCCTTGACAATATCTGATAGCGTAAGCCATCCAGTTTTTTGCCACAGGAGATTCAATTAAACTTAACAAATTGAAATAATCAATTGGTCTTGATGTCATTGGTGTTCCTGTTAGTAACCAAAGTCGGTCTACTTTCTTAACGAGGTCGTTAATTAATTTTGTTCTTTGGGCTGTAGCGTTTTTGATATAGTGTGCTTCATCAACGACCACCAAATCAAAATTGGCATCAAGAATTTGCGATTCGCCTTTCTTTTTTGTATCATGGAAATTTTTTATAATATCATAGTTTATTATTACAAAGTCAGCATCCGTACTAAAGTTTTTACCTTCAGCGATATAAACTGGTTTGTCTGAATAATTTTCAATCTCTCTTTTCCAGTTAATTTTTAAAGTTGCTGGACAAATAATTAATACTTTCTTGGAACCTGATTCTAATGCTGCTATAATAGTAGAAGTAGTCTTTCCAAGACCCATATCATCTGCAAGTATGAATTTTTTATTTTCAACCAATTTTTGGATAGCTTCTTTTTGATGTTCAAGAGGAGGACGATGAGAATATTTTTCATAGTTTATTACAACGTTTTTAACTGTGTTGTCTTTAATAATTGCTGCTTTAGGTAACCAAAAATCATGTAGTTGTTCTGATTCGGTTATCTTACCCCAAATATGGAACGCCTTTTCTTTTTCTGCTAATAGTTTTTCTACCCAAACCTTTTCGGGAATTTCGGTCATAAGTTTATCATCAGCAAGTTTCTGTGCGAAATATGCATCAAGTATCACCCACTTCTTTGCAACCTTTGGTTGTTTGTCGTGGTTATTAATAATATACTCAGACTGACTCCTTGTGGGGTAAAATCTTCTATTTATTTGAGACTTTCTTTTAAGCTCAATAAGGTAGTTATTCCCTCCTTCATAAGCCTCCAAGAGAGACATTGCCTTTGATTCTAAACTAGCATCCATTAATAGGAAAAATATTTGATTTAAATATAGTTAATGTTTGAGTATTTATCAATATATGCAAAAGTTAGTCCCAATTACAAGATTAGGTAAGTTCTTCGGAGCTGAGGATTATTCGCTCGACATTGGTATGGGTGAGGAGTGGTTGCTAGGTGATATGAATTTTACTATTGTTCTTTATAGAGTAGATAGACAAAAAACAAAAATAGATGATGTTTATGGTGAGGTACTTGAAGACGGAATCCAATTCTTGGCACCTGTTGAACTTAAAGGGTTGGTGCAAATTATGGCACCTGCACATAAATTATTAGGTAATTCTAAAGTTGAACAACAGGAACCTGGTAATATGAAATTTTCTATTTATCAAAAAACTCTTGTAGATTTGGAAGTTGAGATATTCCAAGGTGATTATATTGGATATTATGAATCTGAAGATAGGGTTAGATATTATGTAGTGTCTGATGATGGATATGTTAAGTCAGACAATAAACACACTTACGGTGGATACAAACCTTTTTATAGAACTATTGTTGCCACTTATGTTAGTGAAAATGAATTTAGAGGAATTTAATAATGCCATTACCAAAACAAGTTAAACCAACATTGCCGTTAGTTCCTAAAAAAACTTTGTCTGCTCGTAGAGAGCAGTTGTTGGAATACATTAACAAAGATGGAACTTATCTACCTAAGTCAGTATTACATGCCGACTTGGATAGAGGTATGCTTGATTTTGTTAAGGGGGATTTAGAAGTTATAACCGCAGGTAAGGTAGTACCTATGGTTGATATTATTATTACAACTCAAAACTGGACTCAATATGTTGAGACCGCTTTATTTGTTGATTTAGATTATAACCCTTCTCCACCATTCATTACGGTGGTAAGAAGTCCTGAAGTTAAATTTGGAACTAATCCCGCTCTTCTATATACAATACCTAATAGAAAACAATTTTATTATGCATCTGTTCCAACTTGGAATGGTAACGAGCAAGGTATGGATATATACACAATACCACAGCCAGTACCTGTCGATATTAACTATAGTGTAAAAATTATTTGTAATAGAATGAGGGAGCTTAACGAATTAAATAAAATCGTTATGCAAAAATTCTCATCAAGACAGGCATATACTTTTATTAAAGGACAATATGTTCCAATCATATTAAGTAACATTTCTGATGAATCTCAGATGAGTTTGGAGTCAAGAAAATATTATGTCCAATCATATGATTTTACAATGTTAGGATACCTTATTGATGAAGATGAATTTGAAGTTAAGCCAGCAATCGCAAGAGTTTCTCAAATTATGGAGATTGATACTTCAAGTTTAAAACAAAGAAGAAAAAAAAGTCCTGAAAACCCTGATGAGTTTTTATCAAACTTTTATTATGTTGTTGGTAACAATACATTAAGTGATGTGGTTGCCTATACTACCAATTTAACTTGGGCTAATTCAGTCAACGTTGAATCATATGATGTTTATATTAATGAAGACTATTATGGTACCGATGTTCAAAAAATTCAAATAACAACTAACGATGTTTTAAGGATTCAGGTTGTTAAGCAAGATAATTCTTTAGAAGCGAATATTAAGTTTGATAATATCTTAGTTTAACTTCTCTCCGTAGATATCTTTTTTTTCTTTGCACTTCTCAATTATTAAATTTTCCAAAAATTTATAAATCTTCATCCCACGATTCTCACAGTACTTTTTTAATATCTCGTGTACTTCTGGGTCTATTTTAATGTTCTTTATTTCCTTCTTAGTTTTCATAGGTAGAAAAAAGGCAGAATTTATTCATACCGTTTACAAATACATATTCAAAAGTCAAGTTTTTTGTAGTAGTAACGAATATTTATCATTAAAATAAATCTGCAATAGAATTAAATTAAATAATGGCAACAGCACAAGCAAATCAAAAAGTTTTTGTATCACCTGGAGTATACACATCTGAAACGGACCTTTCGTTCGTAGCACAGAGTGTCGGTGTTACTACCTTAGGTTTAGTAGGGGAAACAATAAAGGGCCCTGCATTCGAACCTGTTTTTATAACTAACTACGACGAGTTCCAAGCTTATTTTGGCGGAACGGAACCAGTAAAATTTGTAAACACACAAATCCCAAAATATGAAGCGGCATACATTGCCAAGTCATACTTACAACAATCTAACCAATTGTTTGTTACAAGAGTATTAGGGTTGTCGGGATACGACGCGGGACCCTCTTGGAGTATTAGAGTTACTGCCAATGTTGACCCATTAACTATTGGTATTACAAATACAGGTACATCATTTACTGCAATATTTACAGGTGCTACTTCAGGTAGTACTATTGATATGATAAGTGGATTACCTACAGATGTTCAGAACAACCTAAACGTACAATATAGATTATCTGATGGTAGTACTTCTACATATCAAGATGATTTTAATTCTAACTTAGGTAATATTATTGATAACCCATCGTTTTCTGCAACAACAGTTGCATTTTATGGTTCGGTACCTTCATCAACATATTGGGGATTAGTTAGTCAATATTCAAATCAATTAAATGTATTTGGGTCTAGTTCAAACAACCTTGACACTAATGATTTAAGTGCAGATTTAAATGACCCTTGGTATTACGCAACATTTGACAATGATGCTAATGTTAATAACAACTACTCAGGTTATTCATTTTATTATACTGTATCGTCTTTAACAACAACTGACGGTGGAGCAACTTACACAGGTACTATTGAAGGTGATGTATTCAACTTCTCAGGAACTGCATATAGTGAATATAACAACATGGTTGTTGCAACTTTACGTTCAAGAGGTATTTCATTATACTCAAACAACGCAGACCTTGGTCAACACGGTCCTATATACGAAGTAAGTGGATTAACTGATGTTAATTTAGTTGCAACAGGACAATATTCAGGTATTACAAATTCACCATATGAAGGATTCTTACTTTCAGGTATTACTAAAGATTCTGATACTTTCTCTTTTGAAACTTCATTATCTGCGGCGTCTCCTAAGTTTATAACTAAAGTTTTAGGTGTTGATAATTTTGGAAAATCAAGAAATGAGGTTCCATTATATGTTGAAGAAATTTATCCAGGTTCTTTAAACTACGCATATAACCAAGGTTATATTAAAGGAATTAATCCTGAGTTAGTTGCATTAGAAGATGCTAGAGGTGAAAATACACAATCAATCGCTTATAAAGTTGAAAAATATCAATCACCTGAAACTCCGTTCTTGGTATCTGAGTTAAGAGGTAATAAAGTATATAGATTATTTAAGTTTATCTCAATCTCTGATGGTGACGCAGCTAACACAGAAGTTAAAGTTTCAATTGCAAACTTATCATTTAACAATATGACATTTGATGTATTGGTTAGAAACTTCTTTGATACAGATGCTAATCCTGTTGTAATTGAGAAATTTACAAACTGTAACATGGACCCAGCTTCAAACAACTTTGTTGCTAAGAAAATTGGTTCGTCTAACGGTGAATTTGCTTTAATTTCAAGATATGTAATGATTGAATTAGCTGATGAAGCTCCGATAGATGCAATCCCTTGTGGATTCTACGGTTATACTCAAAGAGAATACGAATCAACTGCTAATATTTCACCAGTACCTACATTCAAAACTAAATACTATTTTCCAGGTGAGGTTATTTATAACCCTCCATTTGGTTCTACAACAAACGCAACTGAATCTGCGGGTGATATTGTTAGAAGAGCTTACTTAGGTTTCTCTTCCCAATTTGGAATTGATGATGCGTTCTTACAATTTAAAGGTAGACAAAATCCACCTAACTGGGTCTCTTCTGCATTACCTATTGCAGGTGAACCTTGGAATTATTTAAGTAAAGGATTCCACATGGACTCAGGAGCAACTGTAGTTACAATTGCAAATTCATTCCAAACAAGTGGTCAAACAGCATTTGAGTGTGGTGTTGCGGATTTCAGATTCGACCCTGAGACTCAAGAAAACCCTTACTACTTTATCTATTCAAGAAAATATACAATATGTTTCGCAGGTGGATTTGACGGGTGGGATGTTTATAGAGAATTTAGAACTAACCAAGATAGATTCCAATTAGGGGCGACAGGTTACTTAGCAGGAGCTTCGTCTTCTACAAGATACCCAACAGCAACAGGTGATGGTTTATTTAAAAGAATTGTTGTTGCAAACAATACTCAAGATTTTGCTAACACCGATTATTACGCTTACTTACTTGGTATATTAACATTCGCTAATCCTGAAGCAACAAACATTAACATATTTGCAACTTCAAGTATCGATTATGTTAATAACTCAAATCTTGTTGAGGAAGCTATTGATATGGTTCAATATCAAAGAGCTGACTCTGTGTATATCGCAACAACTCCTGACTATCTAATGTATACTCCAGATGGAACTAACTCTTTAGATATCATCTACCCACAAGAGGCAGTTGATAACTTAGATAATACAGGAATAGATTCAAACTATACTGCAACTTATTACCCATGGATTTTGGTAAGAGATACTGTTAATAATACACAAATCTACTTACCTCCAACAGGTGAAGTTTGTAGAAACTTAGCATTGACTGATAATATTGCATTCCCTTGGTTCGCATCAGCGGGTTACACAAGAGGTCTTGTAAATTCAATCAAAGCGAGAGTTAAGTTGACTCAAGAAGATAGAGATACTCTTTATCAAGGTAGAATCAACCCAATCGCAACATTCGCAGACGTTGGTACAGTAATTTGGGGTAACAAAACATTACAAGTAGCTGATTCAGCATTGAACAGATTAAACGTAAGAAGATTGTTATTACAAGCTCGTAAATTAATTTCAGCGGTAGCGGTAAGATTATTGTTCGAACAAAACGACCAAATCGTTAGACAACAATTCTTAGATAGTGTTAACCCTATTTTAGATTCAATAAGAAGAGACAGAGGTTTATACGATTTCCGTGTAACAGTTTCTTCAACACCTGAAGACTTAGATAGAAATACTTTAACAGGTAAAATCTACTTAAAACCTACGAAGGCATTAGAATTCATCGACATTGAATTCTTCATCACTCCAACAGGAGCTTCGTTTGAAAATATCTAATAAAAATTATGGGGGGAGTTAAATCCCCCCTTTAGCCAAAATGAGAGAAAAATTAATAGAGGGGTTTAAAGATAAGGGTTCACCAGACATGAAATATTATGCGTTTGATTGGGACGATAATATTGTACACATGCCAACAAAAATCATTGTTAAAACAGAAGACGGTGATGAAGTGGGTATGTCAACTGATGACTTTGCGGAACATAGACATCATTTAGGTAAGGAACCTTTTGAATATAAAGGTGAAAAAATTGTGGGTTTTGCAAATAACCCATTTAGAAACTTTAGAACTGAAGGAGACAAAGATTTTTTAATTGACTCAATGAGAGCCAAAGAAGGACCAGCGTTTAATGATTTTAGAGAAGCAATTAATAATGGTTCAATATTTTCAATTATTACTGCAAGAGGACATAATCCAAATACTTTAAAACAAGCCGTTTATAACTACATTATAAATGATTATAATGGGATAAACAAAGAAGAACTTATTAAAAATCTTAAAAAATTTAGGTCGTTTACTGATGAGGATGAAATGAGTGATGATGAATTAATCAAATCATATTTAGAACTTAATAAGTACCACCCCGTTTCTTTTGGTGACGAAGGAGGGGCTCAAAATCCTGAAGAGGCGAAGGTCCGTGCAATGGATGATTTTGTAAGTTATATTAAAGGAATGGCGGCAATATTAAACAAAAAGGCTTTTTTAAAGAATGATGTTAATAACAACTTTATTCCTAAAGAACCATCTATAGGCTTTTCAGACGATGACCCAAAGAATATAGAAGTAATGAAAAAACATTTTAAAGATAAACCAGATAATATAGTAAGAACATATTCTACAACTGGAGGCGTTAAAAAAGAAGTCTAGTTAAAGAATATCATTTTTAAAAATTTAAGTAAATAGAAAAATTTTTGAAACAGGATATATTTATCGTTATAAACATAGAAACAAAATTTAAATAATATGGCTGATTTACTGATGAAAATGCCGATTCCTTATGAACCGAAACGTCAAAACCGATTCATTTTAAGGTTTCCATCGAGTTTAGGAATTAATGAGTGGTTTGTAGAATCTGCATCTAGACCGCATATCACAATCGCAGCAACGGAAATTCCGTTTTTGAACACCTCAACTTATGTTGCAGGTAGATTCAACTGGCAAACAATTAACGTAGTCTTTAGAGACCCAATTGGTCCTTCTGCGTCACAAGCTCTTATGGAGTGGGTACGTTTACATGCGGAATCAGTAACAGGTCGTATGGGATACGCTGCTGGTTATAAAAAAGATATTGACCTTGAGATGTTAGACCCAACAGGAGTTGTTGTTGAGAAGTGGATTCTTTATGGAACATTCTTGACAGATGTTAACTTCAACGCATTGGCCTACAATACAGATGCTTTAGCGACAATCGCAGCAACTTTAAGAATGGATAGATGTGTGTTAGTTTACTAATACTATTTATAAAAAATTTAGAACTATTATATTTAACCGTAAAGCACATAAACTTTACGGTTAATTTTTTATATGGATAATCAATCAAAAGAATACGGACAGGCAAATTTCTCCCTTCCCCATGACGTGGTACCATTACCATCTCAAGGTATATTCTACAAAAACAAAAAGAAAGCAGTCAAAGTCGGTTACTTAACCGCCAATGACGAGAACTTACTAATGGCTGGTGGTGAAGATATGACACCGAATCTTTTAAGAACTAAAATTTACGAACCAGACTTACGAGTTGAGGAAATGTTGGAAGGTGATGTTGAAGCTATCTTAATCTTTTTAAGAAACACAGCATTTGGACCTGAGATGGAGGTTACATTAACTGACCCCACAACAAGAAAATCATTTAAGTCAAACGTATTATTGGACCAATTAACAATTTTACAAGGACAAACACCAAATGAAGATGGTACATTTATTACAACTTTACCAAAATCACAAACAACGGTTAAGTTAAAACCGATGACTTATGGTGAAATTTTAGAAAACCAAAGAATTGCGGATTCATACCCTGTAGGTAGAGT